CAGGTCCGAGCAGTATTTCGCCGACAGCCGCTTAGCCTCGAACGAACGGCCGCAGTCGGCGCAGGATTTCCCCATGCCCCCTCCGTGTGGTCACGGGCGGTCACCGTCCCGGGACAAGCGTGGCGTCGTGCAAAAAAAGATTGGCTGCGGAGTCGGCAGTATGTCCGGTTTGCGATCCGCGATTCGACCACGGTCTATCTGCGCAGGTCAGCGCGCTAGATCGGCGCTCCGCCAAGGGTGGTCGATCAGCCTGCGGGTGGTCACTGATGACCATGACGGGTGGTCACCGCTGACCGTGGTCACTGCCGGTGACCGCCTGCCGTGCCTGCCCGCCTGCCGTCGCGCGTACCGCTGCGAGCGCAGGCAGGTCAGCGCGCGCGCCAGCTACCAGCGCCGCGCCTGCTGCCACTGCCTGGCCAGCCCGCGCATCCGGTTGGCCGTGCGCGCCCCGTCAGCGCGGTTGCATGACCTGTGCGCGAGGCCGGGCAGGTAGCCGCTGCGGTCGGCATTGTGCGGCAGGTCCACGAAGCGGCGCACCACTGACGGCGGCCACAGGATCGGCTGCCCGCAGTGAGCGCACGCGTCGCCGGGCCGGTAGAGGCGCAGCCTGCGCTCGCGCTCAGCCTGATGTGGCGAGCCGTAGCCGCGCTGGGTGGTCGTGCCCTTGCGCGCGTACCGCTGGTAGTCGCGGCGGGTGGGCGGCACGACTACTCGCAGGGCAGCGACGGCGTGCGCTGCCAGCGCCTGAGAGCGAGCCATGCGCCGACGGGTGACCTGTGCCCGCCTACGCCCTTGCAGCCGTCGTTGATTCCCCAGCGGCCATGGTGGTACTCGACCTGGTAGCGGCCGACGCGCCAGCGATGGCGAGGTGCAGCCTCGCAGCGCAGCCCGGTGTCAGCCATGGCTTGCCTCCGTCAGTCGGGCCACTCGGCGATGTAGCCGTGGATGGCCGGGACGTACTCGGCGATGCGGTAGATGACCGTGCGGTTGACGGCGCTGATCTTCAGCAGCGCGCCGACATGGCCGTCTGCGGCGTGACTCAGGTCAAGCTCGACGTCAACGCAGGTGCGGAACGCTACCTGGTCGATGAGCTCGGCGCTGATCAGGATGCGCGGGTCGGCATGGTCGATGCGCATGCTTCCGTCGTCCAGGAGCGTGCTGTGGGAACTCGCCGCGAGGCAGGTCACCCGGTGGCGTGTAGCCGTCCCTGAGCGCCAGCTCAGCCATGGTCACTTCCCCGGACAAGGCAAAAGCCGAACGGCGTCCTGGGGACACGTCCGGCTACTGTATGAGGCTGATGATGCCATCGTGTCAAGCCGTGCGCAAGCACCATGCGCAACAGCCTTCAGATCAGGCACAGTGCCGCTACTGAGCAGGCCAGCCCGATGATGGTTTTCCCGGTGCCTGGTATGCCGGATATCAGGAGGCGCGGCTTCACTCGTCACCCGCCATCGGCGTCGCCGTACTTGCCTGCCAGGTGCGCGGCCGTGCGCCCGGTGTGGCGCTGCTCGTAGGACTGCTGCGCGTCGGCCAGCGAGTAGCGGACTGGCCGGGTGCCGGTGCGCCGCCAGCGGTCTTCCGCTGCCCAGCGGCGCGCGGTGCGCGGGTGGACGCGGTAGATCTTCGCGAGGTCGGCGAGCGGCAGGTAAGGGACGGGCATCGGTCACCGCGTCCCCGCCTTTCTCCGCGCACCGGCTGCACAGCGGCAGCTCGGCGGCCCGGTCGTACTCGCCCTGGCTGCCAGTCCCGAGCCACGACGTGAACAGGCGGGGCTGCCTGCGGCACAAGGTGAACGCGTACCCGAGGTTGGGGCTTTCCCCTGGCGCCAGCAGGTGCGCCATCTTGCCGTGCACCGCGTAGACGCGGGTGCAGTCGTCGATGGCGACGCTCACCGCAGCTTCACGTTCCAGCCGCGCTCCATGATCAGCGCGCACCAGTCGGCCGGCTCGCAGTCGCGGTCCGGCACCTGCGGGCATGCCCAGCCGTACAGCTTGTACAGGAACGCGGCGAAGCTACTGCACACCACGTGACCGGGCACCGTGCCGTTGACCGTCGAGCTGAACAGGTCGCCCATGCGGAACGCGCGCAGCGTGTCGTCGGTGATCGCCTCCCAGTCGTAGGCGGTGCCGAGCATGTGCTGCGCCTCGGCGGCGACCTGCGCCCGCACCGCGTCCGTGCGGCCCGGCTGGGCGCAGTTGTCCAGCGTGTAGGGGCTGGCGATGTACGAGCGGAGATCCTGCCAGCCGACGCCGCCCGGCTTGCCCTCAAGCCCCCACGGGACGTCGCCCTGCCAGTGATGGAAAATTGCGATGTGGTTGTCTAGGCCGGGCTTGCCGGTCAGCTCCTCGCCGACGCGGATGAGCTCGGCGGCCAGGCCGTCGCCGCGGACGGCGAGGACGTCGCCCGGCTTGAGGATCGCTTGCAAGGTCATGGCGTTGCCTTCTGTAGCGGTGGGTTCAGGTCGATCGCGCCCTGCGACAGCCGCCGTGCGGCTTTCTCGCAGGCTTCCTCGTCAAGCTCGATTCCTATGGCGCGGCAGCCGAGGTTACGGGCCGCTTCCAGCGACGAGCCGCCGCCTGCGAACAGGTCGGCCACCAGGCCGCCGGGCGCGCACCCGTAGGCGATCATCGCGGCCAGCACCGCAGGCGGCTTCTCGCTCCGGTGGACGGCGATGCCCCGGTGCGGCTTGGGCGCCTTGATGACGGACCGCATGAGCCGATCATTGGAGGTGTACCCGGAGTTCCCGATCGTCCCGGTGTGCGCAGGCTGCGAGCGACGCTTCCCGGCACGGTTGTTGTCCGGCCCGTCGTAGGACACGCGCGGCACCTCATGACGAACGGCGGACCACGGCCCCCGGTACCAGTGCGTCGCATGCTCGTGGACGCGGCGGAACCTGTCGGCGGCGAACCCGGACCCGTTGTGCTTCTCCCAGATGATGTCCTGGCTGAGCTTCCAGCCGGCCGCCGTGAACTCCTGCCAGTGCTCGCCGAACATCCGCAGCGACCCGAAGCACCACAGCGACCGCGAAGCCTTCGCGGCGACGTCAAGCCAGCCGTCAGGCCAGCGGTCCCACGCATGCGACGTCTCGCCATATGGCGGGTCAGTGACGATGCAGTCGGCGCGGACCTCGATCTCTTGCAGCACTTGCCGGCAGTCGCCGTGGTAGAGCGCGAGCGCATCGTCGGCGTAGTACGGGTTCACGAGACGGCCCGCATCCGCTGCGCCTGCGCGGTCAGCGCCACGGTGACGGCGCGGAGGATCCGGTCCTTGGCCTGCTGCCGCTCAGGTAGCTGCGCGTAGGGGAGCAGGCACGGATGGGTCTTCAAGGTTCGGTCCTTGACGGGCCCGTAAACCCAGCCCTGGGCGCGCTTGCCGTCGCACCACGCGTCGTGGAGCGCCTGCGCGGGCAGCCCGGCGCGGGCGAGGCGCACGCCCCGGATCGTGAGGGCGCGGACGGCGGGGTCCTCGGACGCCCACGGGGGTGACGGGCACTCGTCGCCGTCGATGTCCTGGACGGCCCGGTTCGCCTCGTGGACGACGCGGGCGACCTCCTCATCGGTGTAGGCGCCGAGCATGTCAGTTGAACCCTTCAATGAACCGGCGCAGCTCGCCCGGCTGCTTGAGGTTGCCGGTCACGGCCAGCATCCCCATCAGCTCAAGGCCGGAGTGGCCTGCCGTCTCCGGGTGCTTGCCGAGGTCTGACGTGAGTGACGCGACCGCGTTGCCGACCTCGCCCCGGTCGGCGTACTCGATGGCGCGTTCCTTGGCCCACGCGAGGTGTTCCTGTCTGGTCATGGTCAGGCCGCCTTTGCTTCGGAGTTGCGGAGGATGTCGCGGCCGAGTTTCAGCCACTGGGTGGCGTCCCACTCGTGACCGCAGCCCGAGCAGCCGACCAGGCTCGGGCGCGGGTCGGCGACGCCGGTGTAGACGACGGCGGCCAGGCCCCCGGCGGCCTCGCACCTGGGGCAGCGGTTCAGCGCCGCCGGGACGCTGATCCGCACCGCCGGGCGCGGGTCGAGGAGCGCGACGGCACGGCCCCGGTCAGCGGCGATGGCCCCGGCCATGTCGCCGGCCCACGGGCGGAACGACGCCCAGCGGGCCTGCCCGGCGAGCCACCCGGCCAGCGCGGGCACTGTCGGCACCGGCCACGCGGCGGGCTGGCGTTCGTTGATGACCTGGTGCGCCCAGACCTGGAGGTCGTGGCGGACCTGGCTCATGGCCTCGGCGGCGGCGTCGTTGTACGGGAGCCCGTCGCCCTGGCCGTGGCCGTCGCCGGTGACGCGCGGGTCGAGCAGCTCGGCCAGGCCCGCGTAGAGCGCCGGGAGGCGGCGCAGGTCGCGGGTCATGCCGGCGGTGCACGGGCGGCACAGGCGGGCGCCGGGCTCGGCGGGCTCCGGCTCGTCGTGGCGCGGCGCGAGGCAGCCGGTCATGACGGCAGTCCGGCGCGGTCGCCAAGCTCGGCGTCGATCCACGCCATGAACGCCGTGTAGCGCTCCTCCGGGGTCATCCGCCGGTAGGTCTCGTCGTTCTTGCACGCGAGCGCCCAGGCGAGCGAGTACGCGATCCCCGCGTCACTGACCGCCAGGCTCGCGGTGTCGTCGAGCCCGTAATTGCTGTCCTCAAGCGTGGGCAGCGAGTCGAACGCCTCAGACGGATCCGCGCCCGCCTTGACCTTCCGGTGCCAGAGCAGCGCGCCGATCGCGCAGACGCCCTCGCCCTTGCCGCCGAGCGCCTCGGAAAGGTCCCGGTAACGCCAGGAGTCTTCGGGGACGTCCCGCAGCCGCGTGGCCGGGTTCACGGTGCACAGCGCGCCCTCGATGAGCTTCTTCTCGGGGAGTGCCAGCAGGGCCTCGCGCAGGTCGCGGAGCGCTTGCCGGCCCCGCTTGCCCTTGAGTGCCCGTTCGTAGTTCGCCTGCCACAGGGCGTACTGACCCGGGAAATCCTCGCCGCCGTAGTCGTCGCCGTACCGGCTCATCACAACCTCACGGCGGGCTGCGCGCCGGTCCCGTTCGGCTGGCGCTGCGGCAGCGGCGGCACGGGGCGGGACTCCAGGGACCGCACCATGTGCAGGATGGCCTCCCGGTCGCCGTCGGACAGGCCCGCGCCGAGGCTCTCCGCGTCGAGGGCGGCGACCAGCGGGTTAGCGCGCGCCTCCCGCATCTCGGCGGCGGCCGTCTCGGCTGCGACGGCGGCGGCCTCCGCTGCCCGCGCGGCCGCTGCCGCCGCCTCCTGGGCTGCCTCTAGGCGGGAACGGGAACGGCGGCCGTTGCGGTGACGGGCGGCCCGGTCGGCATCGTCCGCGATGGGGGTCATGGTCACAGTGGTTCTCCTTCGGCTGGGACGGTTCGGCGGTTACTTGTCTTTCAGGTCTTCGAGCAGCCGCTTGCAGTGGTCGCACGGGCTGCTCTCGCACTGGTTGCCGCACTTCTCGCAGGTCATGACGGCGGCTCGGCTGCGTGGCGGAGCTTCGCGGCGGTCTCATGGCGAAGGCGGTTGCCCCTGGTGACGCCCGTGGCGCTGAGGCTCGCCGCCTCGTCCTCAAGCTCGGCGGCGAGGTCGAGCACGCGCTTGCGGAGCTGGTCGCGGTCCTCGCGGGCGAGGCGGACCTGGTCGGTCTCGACGGCCGCGGCGGCGGCTTCCCAGTCGGCGCGGTTGCCGGGGTCGACCTCGTCCCATTCCCAGCTGAATTCGTCCTGTCCGAGACGAGCGGCCATTGCGGCGTAGCGCGCCTCGTACGCCTGCTGCCCGGCCGTCTCGCCGCTCACAGGAACCTCCGCAACTCTTCGGGCACGGTCAGCCCGCCGTCGCGGTACGCGTGGGCGAGCTGGGCGCGGGTGGCGCTGGCCTCGTTGCGGGTGCCGGTGACCGGGAACCATTCCAGGACGCGCCGCAGGACGGCCGTCGCGGCGGCCAGCTCGGGCGCGGGCTGCGGCGTGTGGGTGTAGCCGGGGCACGGGCAGTCCGGGACCGCGCACACGTCGTCGCTGAAGGCGTGGCCGGTCTGCGCGTGGCCGCACTCGCAGCCAGCGGGGCCGGGCGCCGCGTGCGGCTCCCGCACGGCGTCGAGCGCGTCAACGAGTGCCGGCGGCGCGACAGAGGCGAAGGCGGCGACGGCGGCCAGGCCGCCGGCCTCCTCGTGCGCCTGGTCGTGCTCGTCCAGTCCGGCCCACGGCTTGTTGAACTGGCCGATGCCGTAGGCGTGGCCGAGCAGAGCAGCCCGGGAGGCCATGCGCGCCTCGTACGCCGCCTGCCCTGGCGTCGCGGGCACCCCGTGCGGCGACGTCACGCCGGACGCGCAGACGGTGCACTCCAGGTCCGGGCTGACGGGCGCGGGCGGTGACTCGGGAAATACCTCGCTCATTTCGCTCTCGCTTTCTCGGATTGCATTCCGTGTTGCGGCTTGTGGTCTTCGCACAGCCATCCGGCGGGGTAAAGCTCCGCGGGCTTTCCGCAGTCCGGCACGTGGCATGTGCCCGGCGCATTCACGCGGCCTCCAGTTCTTCGCCCTCGAGCAGGTCGGCCAGGAGGCGGATCACCTCGTCCATGAGCGGAATCGGGGACCTGTACATGCGGACTGACGGCCAGGCGGCCGCGACCGTCCACGTGGTCCGCCATGCCAGGCCGCACAGCGGGCACGTGTAGTCCGCGGTCAGCGTGCCGTCCGTGCCCGCTTGCGCGCCTGACGGAATGGCGGCGTCGGCCTCGCCGGGAAAGCAGGCCATGCACGCGTCGGTGAGCGCGTTCACGCGGACCTCCTGGCGGGCTTGTTGAAGGCGGTGGCGGGTATCCACGGCCAGTCCCTTTCGTGGGTGCCCCAGACCAGCTCGCGCGGCCACTGGCGTTCCTCGCGGGGACCGCGCCACGCCTTGACCTCGACGTGGCGGCAGCGCCCGCTGTCGTCCCTCTCCGCGTCCGGGTGCGGCGCGATGCCGTAGCCGAACTCCGGCCAGCGCATGAGCAGGCTTGACCCGATCGGGCGCACGCTGCGGGCGAAGTTGCCCTGGCCGTGGCCGGCGTGGGCTTCGGTGATGACGGCGCAGTCGGCCTTGAGGCGGGCGGCGTCGAGGGCGGCGACGACGGTCCGCGCCGCCTGCTCTTCGTTGGCGTCCGCGGCGTGCAGCCGGTAGAACGGGCCGATCACGAGCAGGTCGGGCATGTGGGCGGTGACGCGCTCGAGCAGCCATGCGGCGTCTTCCTCGCGGGTGAGGTCGACGCCCTCGGGACGCTGGATGATGCGGAACGCGCCGGGCGGGACCGGGATCCCGTTTTCAGTGGCGATGCGCGCCAGGTCGCGGAAGTGGCGCCGGTTCTTGCGGTCGGGGTTCTCGCAGTCGATGAACAGGACGCGCTTCTGCGGGATGCCGTGGTTCTCGAACGGGTGCCAGCCGGCCGCGGCGCAGATGGCGAGCTGCCGCGTGATGACGGATTTGCCGAGTCCCTCGAAGCCGGTCCAGATGAGCCGGTCGCCGCGCTCGAGCAGGCCGGGTATGACCCAGTCGTAGCCGGGGTCCGCGACGGCGAGGAACTCGTACAGGTCGGGCGCGAGGTCGGCGGGCGGCTCGCCGGATTCCCACGTCACCTCGAGGTCGGCGAGGGTCAGTCCCGCGGCGAGGTGGGCGGCGGCGTCCTTGTGCGTTCCGGCGGCCTCGCGGATCTCGACTCCGGCGGCGATGCCGTCGAGGCTGGCGGCGACCTGGCGGGCGTGCGCCTGGCCGGGCTTGTCCTTGTCGGCGACGACGTGCACGATGACGTCGCGGAGGAACTCGGCGTACTCGGGGCGCCACTTGCCGGCGCCGCCGGGGTTGCACGTGGCGGTGACGCCGGCCAGCTCGAGCGCGTGCACGTCTTTCTCACCCTCGCACACCCAGACGTGCTCGCCGTCCTTCACGGCCTCGATGACCTTCGGCAGCCGGTACAGGACGCGGCGGGTGTCGCCGACGCTCCAGCGGTAGCCGCTCTTGCGGGTGCGGTCGGGGACGCGCTGCGGGAACTGCTTGTCGGCGGTACGGCAGACCTGGAACAGGATCTGGCCCTGCTCGTCGGTGTAGTCGTAGACGGCGACGGCCTCGCCGTGCGGCGTCCACTCACCGCGGCCGGGCCGGTCCTGCTCGCGGGGGCTGCACAGGGTTTCCCAGGTGAGCCCGAGCTTGGCGAGGATGTCCACCGGGTCGCAGCCGGCGTGGCAGTTGAGCACGACGGGCTGGTCGTTGCCCTCGGCTACGGACAGGCTGGCCTTGCCGTCGTCGTGGGCGGGGCAGCGGGCCATGTACGAGCCGCCGGACATGCGGATGCCCTCGAGGCGGGGCAGCAGGATCTCGCGGAGGGCGTCCATCAGTTCTCCCACGGGAACGACTGGGGGCGCGGCGTGTCCGGGACGGGCTCGAGGTGGCGCGGCACGTCGGCCCAGCGCTCGCCGTTAAGCCAGGTGGACGGGTGGGCGGTGAAGTCGGCGGTGCGCCGCGGGTCGTCCCGGTAGCGCTCCGTCGCGTCGATGATCGTCTTCGCGTCGGCCTTGCCGAGTGCGCTGCGCCAGGCGCTCCGGGCTTGCCCCTTGCCGACCTTGCGCGGGTAGGCGGACCAGAATGCGGCGAAGTCGGCGTCGTCATCCGAGCCGGGAACGGGCGATCGGCCGGCTTGCCGGCCAAGAGATTTTGATCCCTGCTCCCTGCTCCCTGCTCCCTGCTCAGGCGCGAGGTCTTCGCGAGGTTCTCGCGAGTCGCTCGCGAGGGTGGTGTCGTCGCAGGTAGATGCCTCATTTTGCCCTAGGTCGCCACTATCCTCGCGAAGGTCTCGCGAGTCATTCGCGAAGGTCTCGCGAGGATTGCCGCCGGCATCGTCCGGGAGGTGATTCGCGGGGATTTCGCGCGGCTCTCGCGAAGGTCTCGCGAAGGTCTCGCGAGGCACGGCGGGAAGCTTCTCGCACCCGTCCGCACCAGGCCGCGGGTAGCGCGGCTTGCGCGGGTGGTCGACTTTCTGGTGCTCGTCCCATGACGCGATGAACACGTACCGCTTGCGGTCGTCGCGGTAGAGGACGACAAGATCGGCGTCCGCGAGCTCGTCGATGTCCTCCCGGGTCCTGGCGAGGGTTTCGAGAGCGTTCTCCTCCAGCGGCCAGACGGCCGCATTGATGAGCATCTCGTTGTACTGGCCGACGCCGTTGTCGTCGACGTAGGTCCACAGCCCGATGAACGTGAGCCGCGCCGACAGCGGCAGCTCGGCGATTGTCTCGGACGTGAAGAAGTCCGGCTTGATCGAGCGGATACGGGCCACTATGCCGCCGTGCCTGACTGCGGGCCGAACTTGCCAAATCGGTGGGACATCGCGGCGCAAGCGGCGTCATAAATGCGCTGATGCCCATCGCCGCCCGCGTGCGCCGGGCAGCCGTCACCAAGGGTCATGTAGTTGCTCTCATAGGCATAGGCAAGGTCGAAGTGATAACCGCCCACGCAGGGGCGCCACGCGTATTCGCCGTCTTCCCAGGGACCTTTAAGCGGATCACCGTTCGCTACGCCGCGCGTCCCATCGGGCCAGCCGAAAAGCGTCTCGTCGCCGCCGATGACAATATGCCCGGGGGCTTCACTGGAGGGGGGACCTACTAGCAGAGCGGCGCGCGACTCCGAAGGTTTCGGCCTCATTCCTGCGAATCGGCGCCACTTTTCGATGCCTTGAGAATCGGCGTCCCACTGGGGTTTGACTTCAATCCAGAGCGTTCCCAGTGCGCCGTAGACGGCGAAGTCCGGCAGGTAGGCCGTGCCGTCGCCCAGGTCGAATCCCTGCGGCTCGTAGATCGCCTTGACGTCGAGCTTGGCAAAGAAGATTGCCCAACGGGCCTCGAGGTGTGACCTGTAGAGAGTCCCGTCATACGAGGCAGGCAAACCGCGGCGTTCCATCCCGCACCTTTCGCGTGATTCAAGTTGTCGATGTGACTGCACTAGTCAAGTGACTAGCCTTCCGTACTCTTGCCCTCTAGTCAAGTGACTACTAGCATCGTGCCTATGGTTCTTGACATGGGACAACTTGCCGGGGCCGCAGAGATCGGGCGCATGCTCGGCGGCATCAGCCGTCAGCGCGTCCAGCAGCTCATCAGCAGCGACGACTTCCCCGCGCCTGAAGCCGAGCTGGACATGGGCAAGGTCTGGAAGCGTGCCGACGTCGTGGCGTGGGCGGTCGCCCACGGCCGCGAGATCGCGGACACCACCAGCTAGCCGCGCGCGTGCGGAAGCGCCGGGAGGCAGTGCCCCCGGCGCTTTCCGCGCTGCCCGCAGGGTCAAGGCCCGGCCTCCAGCGGCAGCGGCGTGTTCGCCTGCGCCAGCTCGCGCGCCCTGGTCTCCCTGCGCGTCTCCGCGTGGTGCGGCGCGTCGTAGCGGAGGTGGCAGCCCTGGCACATGGCCTTGAGGTTGGCCGGGTCGCAGTTCTCCGGCTGGTGGTCGAGGTGCGCAGTGGTGAGCACCACCTTGTTCTGCGTGTCGACCGACTCGATGCCGTGCCAGTTGGCGCAGCGGCCGGACAGGTGCGACTTGCCGCACTCGCCCTCGCACTCGCAGCGCCAGCCGGCCCGCTCCTTGATGGCCTTGCTGACCTCCGGCCAGTTCGCCGGGTAGCGGTCGCGGTTCTCCGGGCGGACCGGGCTCACCTGACTGCCTCTAGTTCCCGCTGTATCCGCCCGCTGGCGAGGTCGGCCGGCCGCCACACGTCGGCGTCCGCGCCCGCGTGCCGCAGGTCGTGGATCCACTCCAGCTGCGCGGCGGTCGGGTAGCCCGCCTGGCGCTTCAGCTCGCGGAACAGCAGCGAGCGGCCAGCGATGACCAGGTCCGGCCAGCCGGGCTTGGACAGCTGGCTGATCCGCTGGTGGTGCCACCTGAGGCCGTACAGCTTGCACAGGTCCGTGACGGCAGCCTGTAGCTGGGCTTCGGTCATCGGGCGCGGGTCAGGCATCGTCGCAGTCCTCGCAGAGGTAGCCGCCCTCGCCGTCGGCGCGGATCTTCTGCCCGGCGTCGAACCCGTCGCCGCAGTCAGAGCACGTGCCGTCGAAGCGCGCGAAGAACCACGGTCCGCGCTCTGGCCGTTCCGCTGCCGACGTCCGCTTCTCGGCCCCGTTGCACACGCCGCACGTTGCGGGGTCGAGGTCGTGGATGCACGGCTCAGCCACCGCTCACCTGCCCCGGCATCGCGGCGCGGTCGACGGCCTCCTGCGCGTCGGCCTCATGCGAGGAGGCGACGAGCAGCTGCGCGTACTGATCGCGCTGCGGGGCGTCGAGCACGATCCCCAGCCCGGACGTGTCGATGGTCACGCGGCCCTGGACGGCGAAGAACTTGACCTCGCCGCCGAACGCGTCCTGCATGCCGCCTACGAAGCCGGTCTCCGGGTCAGCTCTCACCGGGCTCACCGTCCCCGCGCGGGTCGGCGTCCATGGCCTTCTCCGCGAGCCACCCGTTGAGCGCGATGCCGTCGTCCAGGCCCTCGAGCGTGTCGGCGACCTTGCGCACCTCGTCGTCCGTCAGGTCCCTGGTCCCGGCGAGCGGCCGGCTGGCGACATGGGCGACCATGCTGAGCCGGTTATCCGGATCGACGCCGAGCCGCTCGAGGTGGTCGTTGACCTGCAGCAGCAGGTCGTCACGGGAAGGGCCCTCGCCCGCGGGCGGCGACACGTCCGCACTGGGGACGGCGGACGGAACGGAGCGGGGGCTGATCTCCGTGCCCGCGGGCGAGGGGTCTGGGGCGACCACGGCGGATGCCACGGTCTGGGGGTTGCGGGCGCGGATGGCGTCCGCGGTGATGCGCTTGCGGCGCGTGACCGGGGCGCCGTCGCTCCCGTCGGCTGGCATGGCGTCGGCGAGGGCGATGCCGCTGAAGTCCTGCGGGAACGCCTTGCGGTACACGTCGGCCTCGGTGCACTTCTCCAGCATGTGCGCGTGCTTGACGGCCCACTGCGCGGTGAGCTTGTCGTCCTTGTACTGGGCGTACTCGGTGAACCGCAGGATGGACGTGTAGGGCGTGTCGCCGTGGTGGTCGCGGACGGTGTAGGTGATCTCGCAGGCGACGGGCGGCCCCGCCTTGACCCAGACCTTGCTCGCGTTCCCTTCCCCGTCGTAGAAGACGGGCGGCGACAGGATGCCGCGGACGCCGGCCGCGCGCTCGGCGCGGTCCCGCATGACGCGCAGCCCGTCGATGCCGGTCTGGATGGTGTACTTCTTGCGCCACTGGTCGCGGGTGCCGGGCACCTTCTCGTTGCGGCCGATCATGTAGATCTGCCGGCTGAACGGGTCCAGGCCGGTGCGCTGGGAGACGTGCAGGAAGACGGACAGGTCGCCGTCGGGGGCGTCCTCGAGGCCGAGCTGGCGCAGCGCGGCGCGCTGCATCTCGTCGAATGCGACCTGTCCCGGCTGGATGGCCAGCGCGGCGGCCTGCGTTGCGGTGAGCGCGTTCTCCTCGCGGAGGGCGAGGTCAGTCGTGCCACTCATTGATTCCTCTTTCGATGTCCCGCACGGCCCAGCCGGGCAGGGGAAGGTCTTCGATGGATTCGGACCACGCGGGCCACACGTCCGACTTGACGCAGTCGCGGTAGACCTCGCGGGCGATGCGGTTCTGCTCGCGGCCGAGGTCGGCGTGCTCGGGCAGCAGCCGGTAGGTCATGACGAGGTACGGTTCCTCGGTCTGCACGACGGTGAAGATGAAGTCGATCTCGTCGGGGTCGCACTTGAGGAGCGCGCCGAGCCCGTCGCGGTAGTACGGGTCCTGCATGTAGTAGGCGTACTTCGCGGCCGACTTGGCGAACTCCTGCGGGCTGGCGTCTCCGCTGGTCTTGAGGTCGACGATCGTCGGCGTGGCCTCGAAGTAGGTCAGCCAGTCGATGCGGCCGCGGCACCAGATGCCGAATTCCTCGTCGGGCCAGAACATGGACTGCTCGGCGTCACCCTCGGCGAACAGGCCGCCCGCGACGTCGTGGTCCCTGACGGCCTGGGCGATGGCCTCAGCCTTGGCGTGCTCGGCGGCGAGCATCGGGACCTCGCCCGCCTCGATGGCGTCGTCGCGGAAGCACTGGGCTGCCTTGGTGCGCCAGCTGTCGGCATCGCAGACGCGAACCGGCTGGCCGGTGCCGAGGACCAGGCCGTGCACGACGGTGCCCAGCTCCATCGACTTGGTCGCCTTGTGCGGGTGCCTGCGGTTGTGGTCGAAGATCGCCGGGCATGACGGGGGCAGCAGCAGCTTCGCGCCGCTGACCGACAGGCTCCCTCCGGTGACGGGATCGGCGTGGTACCAGTCCTCGTCAATATCGGGGTACAGTCCCGGTTCGGTGATGACGGGCCTAGACATTGGCCGGCCCCAGGTCGATCCGGCGGAGCGGGACGACGGCCCACTCGTCGTTCGGGTGGATGCCGGCCTCACGGAGCCGAGCGGCCTCGTTCTCGGCGTGCTTCCGGCCCAGCCACGGGCCGTAGACGCCGATGATGCCGGCTTCCATCGGGTAGTGGACGACGGCGGCGAAGTAGGTGCCGGGCGTCGTCAGCGGGTTGGGCACCGGGTCAGCCACGGCCGCCGCCTTCCCTCTCGCACAGCGCCCGGTACTCGTCGTCGACGAGCGCGGCGAGCCGCGCGGCCGCGGCCTCAGCGGCCTCGTCCCGTGCCTGGCACCGGGCGCGCCCGGCTGCCTCGCCGCGATCCCGGCACTCCTCGCGCAGCCACAGCGCCCACAGGACGGCGCAGGCGGCGACCCAGGCGAGCAGGATCACGCCGAGCCACGCCAGGACCCCGTTCACGCCGCCCTCCGGTACGCGTCGGCCACCCGGCGCCGCTCGGCTTGCAGGCAAGTCCCGCAGCGGACCGGGATCCCTTCGCGGCGCCGGTGCCGCTGGTAGGCAGCGGTCGTGCCGCACGGCTTGACGTCGGCCCACTGGTAGCCGCTGGGCCGGATGACCTGCAGCGGGTGCGTGCCGTCGGCCAGGCTGCCGCACGCCAGGCAGGTGACCTGCTCGCGGTCGGCGGTGACCTCGCGGGCCCTGGGCTCTCCGCAGCGGGCGCGGCCGTCGCGGTCGGAGTGGACCCTGATCTCCCGGGTGCTCACGCTTCCTCGCAGGTGACCTTGTGGCCTGGCGATGTCTTCAGGTAGCCGCAGTCCTCGCACCGCTCCGGGCGGGCGGGCTCGGGGCTGGGGGCAGCGGGCGCCGAAAGCATCGCCTCGCGCACGATGGCGGCAGGGGGCTGACTTGGCCGCGGACGCGAGACGGCAGGCCGTACGGCCGTCACGCGGAGCCGCTCATTGACCGACAAGCCGCCCCAGATGCCGTGCTGCTCGTCGTTCTCGATCGCGTGCTCAAGGCACTCGGTGCGAAGCTCGCATGCCTGGCAGACTCGCTTGGCCGCCCGGATGCTGCCGCCCTTCTCCGGGAAGAACGCCTCCGGGTCTGTCTGCGCGCACAGCGCCCGGTCGTGCCACTCCGGCACCGGGCGGACTGTGGTGACACCCGGCGCGCTCATGTCCAGCTCCCGTGCTCGCGGATGGTGGCGCCGGGGACCCGCCGGGGCAGCGGCCCGTTAACGGCCGCCGCGTCGTGCTCCGGGCCGAGGGCGGGGAAGCCTGCTGGCGCGGTCGCGGGGTGACCGGTGAGGGCCACGTCCTCGGCGTGCCACGCGTCCCACTGGCCGCGGACGCTGGCGATCATGTCGTTGCCCATCACGGGCTCAGCGTCGGAGAGCAGCGGGCTGACCGCCCCTGCCGTACGGGGTGCAGCAGCAGGGGCGGCCTCCTTCCGCCCGGCTCGCCGCATGAGCCAGCGGAAGAACAGTTCCCGGACGGACAGCTGGCGCTCGCCGGGGACCACGCTGTGGGCGTGGCGCGGGTACAGGTCGGTCATGACGCCGCAACCTCCGCCCGCTCGGTCACGTCGAGGTGCAGGTCTTGGAGGTCGGCTCCGGCGTTGTTCAGCGAACGCGCAAGGTGGTCCTCGTGCTGTCGGCGCACGACGCTCCCGGCGGCGAAAAGCAGGAGGGCGGCTCTTGTGAGCTTGGCGGCCAGGACGGCGCGCTCTTTGCGGCTGAGCGGGTCAGCCCAGCAGGCGGTCATGGCCGTGCCTCCCGCTCAAGCTGCTCGGCGGCGAGCGCGGCGATGACGATCAGCTGGCCGGGGCTCATGGGCATGGCGTACTCCTCGCGCATGGCCTTCTCGACGCCGTTGATCGCCTGCGCCACGGCCATGACGATGCGGCCGTTCCCGGGCCCGAACTGCTCGCGGACCTGGTCGGCTATTCCCTCGGCCAGGATGGTCGCGAGGCTGCCGTGGCTGAGGCGGTGGTCGCGGGCGAACGCGAGCGCCTGGTCCGTCTCGGCGTCGAGGACGACCTTCGGGGGCATCTGGGAGGCGGTCATGACGCGCCGCCCGTCCAGGGGATGCCCGCGAGCAGGGAGCGGACCTCGGCCTCCCTGTAACGCCGGTGGCCCCCAAGGGTCTTAATCGACGTCAGCTTGCCGGCCTTCGCCCAGCGGGTGACAGTCTTCGGATCAACTTTGAAACAGGCGGCTACCTGAGCAGGTGTAAGCAGATTTTCGAACTCTGGTTCCCGGTTCATCAGGCAGCCTTCCCCATCTCAGCGCGGGCCACGGCGCGCGCCGCGCGCTGCCGGCCGATCTTGCATGCCTTGCACTGCCGGCACCCGCGGCCATCGGTGTAGGTGTTCTCGGGGGTGAACTCGTGGCGGTGCTTGCAGTGCGTGCGCGGTCCCTTGGGGACGTACCTCGCGCTGGCCTTCAGCCGAGCACAGGTCTTGCAGTAGCGGTGGGACGTGCCGTCCTTGCGCCGGGTGATGCCGTCCTTGGGGTGGCCGAAGCCGCAGGTGTCGCGCAGGCTGTGCAAGACCGCGATGCTGTAGCCGCGCCGCTTGTTCTCCTCGTCCGTGACCGGCTCCAGGTGATCAGGGTTGACGCACGCGTGGTTGCGGCACAGGTGGTCGAGCTGCAGGCCGTCCTCTATCGGGCCGACGAGCAGCTCCCACACGGCGCGGTGCGCCTGCATGGTGCCCGCCTCGCGGCTGCCGCGCCCGACGGCGCCGTAGCCATCGATATTCGCGGCAGTCCATTCCCAGCAGTCGCCCGACGCGTCGACCTTGGCGAACACACGCTCAACGAACGTCGGCGAGGTGCGCTCGACTCTGAACATCGTGGCGACCTCGGCCGGCGTCAGCAGCGGCTCAGCCTCGGGGCGGCGGCCGTTCATGCGGTCACGCTCGCGGCAGTCTCGGCGCAGGTCTCGCTGCCGCAGGTACGGTGGCCTTCGCGCCATTCGCTGGCCGGGATCTCCGCGCCGCAGGGGCACGGCTCCGGCTCGGCGCGCACCTCGTACCGCACCGGCCTGGCGGCCTCCTCGCGGAGGTGCTTCGCCCGGTCCTGGATGACGAGCACGTAGACGTCGGGGGCCATGTCCTCCCGGTCGCCGTTAGCCCAGATCGCGATCGCGTCGGCGCGGCGCTCCAGCTCGTACCCGTAGCTGCGGTTGTCGGAGCTGGCGGGACGCGGCAGTTCCGCGTAGGCGCTGACCGCGGCGAGCAGCTCGCGCAGGCCCGCGTTCTCCTCGGTAAGCCTCGCGACTGCGGTGGCCAGGTCTGCCTTGGTCGGGTCTTTCATTTGATCGCTCCTTGTTATGCTTGTCGTTGAACCGGCGCCAGCTGATCGCTCCCGCCGGGGTGTCGGCCCCCGTGGTGCACGCGGGGGCTGACGCGCTTTTAGGCGGCCTGCGGCTCGCGTGCGGCGAGCTGGCGGCGGACGGGCGCGAGGATCGCGGCGACGAGGTCGGCCTGCGCCTGGGTGAGCGGCGGGTCTCCCGCGCCGTCCGCGGCACCCTGCGCCCAGATCTCGTCGAGGGTGCGCAGGACGGCCATCAGGACGCCTTCGCTTCCGCGAGCTCGTCGTCAGCGGATTCCACGTCGCCTGCCCACGGGTAGGTGATGGCGTCCAGCGGCACGCCGAGCTCGTCGGCGATGACGCGGGCGACCTTCGGCGACGGCTGGTTGGTGCCGGTTTCGACCATCGACATGAACGGCTTGCTGACCTTGCAGCGGGCCGCGAGCGAGGTCATCGTGATGCCGAGCGCCTCGCGGATGGCGCGGACCGAAGCCCCGTTGGTTCTGCGTTGCATGCGTGAACTCTACTTAACGGTGGCTACCGGTGCAAGACCCACCGCTAAATACATCTGGAAACAGCGTTACCTACCGCACCGCACCGCACTGACCTGCGCAGACTTAACTTGACTTACGCGGAGCTAGCAACGACTATCGGAGGCATGAGCACCGGAGACGACGGCGCCCGCAACAAGCGTGTCGGCGCCGTCATCCGCAAGCGGCGCCAGGTCCTTGGCTGGGAGCAGCAGGAACTGGCCGAGCGCGTCGGCGTTCACGTCAACAGCGTGCAGAAATGGGAAGCGGGGACGCACTACCCGTCCCGCAAGCTCGGCAAGCTCGAAGAGGTCCTCGGCGTCAGTCTCAGCGACGGGACTGAGCCTGAGCCGGACATCGTGCCGGCGGGGCTGCGCGAGCACGTCCGCGAGATCCTGCCCCCGGAGCGGGCGGCGGCGGTCGAGGCGGCGATCGAGGCGGCGCTGCGCGGGGAACCGCCCGTCTCGCGCGGCCCCAACGGGCCGCGCGAGAGCCGGGCCGCGGGCTAAGACCGCGCGCAGTCCGTGCCGCTCGTCGCCCGCGGCACTGAGCTGCTCCACGGTGAGGATCAGCGCTTCCTCCCGCTCCCGCGCCGCGGCGGCACGCGCCGCCGCCTGTCTCTGGTGCCGCCAGGCCGCCACCGCGGCCACGCCGGCGGCCGCTATCACGGCCGTAATCATCAGGAGCAGTCCCCGCTGCACGTGTTCCTCCCAGTCGGAGCATGGTTACGCCCGCGGGGTCCAGGCGGGCTGCGGCGAAACATGACCTTAGGGGGTCAGGGTGAAGGTTTCCTTCAGAAACATTCACTGCTGTCATCTTCTGTGCGGTGGCCACCGCACGCAAGCTGATTGCACATGCGATTTCACGGCACGCAACACCGAATGCAGCTGGCCTGCGGAAACGCCCGGAAGCAAACACAGTGTCTCAACCGGCTCACGCAGCGCAAGCGCAGAGGAACGGGCGAATTCCCGCCTAAGCGGGGATTGGCCGCCTACGCCGGGTCCAGGCGGACGTCCTGCACCCGGAAGCCGGGGCCGCGGCCGGAGGCGGGCAGCACCGTCACGGTGAAGCACGCGGCGACCAGGGCGCGGCGGACGTCAAGCGGGAGCTCGTTCTCCCACTGGTCGCGGGTGATGCCCCGGTACTGCTCAAGCAGGCGGGACCGCGAATCACTCGTCTCCCGCTCGCGCAGCTGCGCCATGCGGGCGTCGATGCTGTCGAGCCGCGCCGCCAGGATGCTCAGCATGCCGGCCGAAGCGCGGTAGTCCCGGGCAATTCTCTCCGTCTCCGCCCGCTCGGCCGACAGGTCCGCCCACTCGGCGGCCGGCTCCGGGGCGTTCGGGACCTGCGCCGCGGGGTTGAGCGGGTTATTCAGCAGGCCGACCACGCGGGCACCGACGTAGGCGTCCAGGTGCGGTGCGGAGCGGTACACCTTCCCGCACCCCTTGCGCGGGCAGGCGTACCCCTGCTGGTACTCCTGGCGGCCGCGCCCCTTGCTCGGCTTGATGATCAGCGGCGTGCAGCAGACTTCCCCGCCGGAGACCGCGCCGCACACGGCGATTCCCGACAGCAGCCAGCGGCGCGCGTTGGTCGCGTACCCGAACTGCTCGGCCTTGGCGTCGAGCAGCAGGCGGACGCGCTCCCAGGTGTCGCGCTCGAGGACGGACGCCCAGGCCGCCTTGCTCTCGCCGTCGGGCATCAGGCCCGCGTACCGCGGCCGGGCGAGCATCTTGCGCACCGTGCCGTACCCGAACTCGTTCCCGGCCGGGGTCAGCCACCCGCGGGCCGACACGTCGCGGGAGATAGACCCCACTGTCTCGCCGCGCAGCACGCGCACGGCCATCTCGCGGATGACCGCGCACTCGGCCTCGACGTGCGTCATGCCGTCCGTCTCGAAGCCGAACGCCCGGCCGCCGCGGCCGCCGGGGCGCGCAAGTCCCCTCGCGCGGCGCAGCTCATGATGGTTGATGACGCGCTCGGAGATGGTGTCCGACTCGTTGCAGGCCCGGCCCACCTCCCACCGCATCATCATCCGGTGGTCCTTGTTGTTGAAGTCGTACCGGCCCATGACCGACGCCACGCTGATCTTGCGGCCCTCACGAAGGTCGAGCAGGTCCTCCAGGTCGCGCGGCTGGCGGACGATCCGGTCGCCCCAGTAGGAAACGATGGCCCCGAACCGTCCGACGCGCAGCCCTTCCAGCATCGCGTCCCACCCGTCGCGCTTGCGGTTGCGCTGCCACGCCGAGCGGGAGTTGTCCTTGAAGACGGCGGTCACCTCCCAGCCGAGGCGCCGGGCCACCTCGCGGCACTGCGCTTCCTGCTCGTCGACCTTCGTCGTGTCTTTCAGTACCGCCAGGCTGATCCGGCAGTAGATCGCCGCCTGGACGGGCTCGCTGTTACTCGCGGGGCGCATGAGCGCAACCATTACCTGCTGTGACCACGCTCCGATGATACCTGTTAGAGTGCGAACATGGGCGGCTCCATGTTTTACCTCTAACAGATATGAAAGGAATCGAATTCAGTTGGCAATTTCTCAAGCTACGCGCATCGAAGTCCTGACCTCTGGCCCGTGCTCCTATTGCGGCGACCCGATTCCAACGCAGGTGGATCACATCATGCCGCGCAGCCGCGGCGGCACCGACGACCGGGGCAACCTGGCGCCGGCATGCAAGGTCTGCAACATGGAGAAGTCCGACTTCACGCCGGAGGAGTACCGAGCGTGGCGCGAGGAAGAGGGGCTCGGCTGGCCGCCGCAGTCCATGTTCGATTTCCTGGGCGGGGTCATAGCGGACCTCAAGGCCAGGTTCGGGTACACGGACGAGGACATGGTCCGGCTTGCCCGCCGCATGTCTGAGGAGACTCTCGCCCGGCGCGCGGCGGAGTAGCCCTCCCCTCGCCTACTCGCGACGCTCGGCGACGAACGTGCCCTTGCCCATCGCGGCGACCAGCACGCCGCGGGCGGCGAGCAGCTTCATGGCGTCGTTGATCGTCGAGTAGCCGACCTCCCACTCCTCGGCGAGCTCGCGGCCGGCTGGCAGCTTGTCCCCCGGCCGGAGGTCGCCGCGCTCCACGGCGCCGGCGATGTGGTCCACGATCTGCTGCTTGAGCGGGACAGGCGATGAACGGCGCAGGTCAGGACGGGATAGTGCCATGCAGGGCATGTTAAAGCCTCCCTGACCTGCGGAAAGATCCGGTAAGCCTTGGCATGCCTTGCAAGCCTTTGCAAAGCACGCGTACATTAGCCCTTGACAACCGCCCGAAATGGGGCGGGCCGCCGCGGTGCGCAAACACCTGCGACGGCCCGGAGGCCGAAGCCTCACCCCAACCTGATCTCACCAGGAAGAGGCCCGTGAAGAACCGTACAGTCACCTCCCCGCCAGCCGCTAGCCCGCTTGCCGCGCTGCGCCGCTTCGCCCGCGCCCGCCGCGCCCTGTGCGAGGACGCCATCGCCAGCTACGCGGACCACGTCGCCGGCGGCGACGGCTGGGAAACCCCGTCGCGCATGCACCGCGAGTCTTACGAGGCCGCCGCCGCGGTGCCATGGTGGCTGCGCCCGGTGGCCGCGGTCATCAGCTGGCACATCATCGGCGAGCTCGACTACTGGCACCGGACGGGGCAGGAATGAGCGCCCCGGTGCGGCGCTGGCCGCTGATCTTCATTGCCGCCCCGGCCGCCGTCGCGATCTGGTCAGGGTGGGTCGGACTCGGCGGCATGTGCGGCTTCGGCCTCGTCCAGCCGCTGCCCGGGATCGTCCCCTGGCACCTGAACACGGCGATCACGCTGCCGGTCGGCGTCGAAGCCTACGGCGCCTACGCGCTCGGCGTGTGGATGCGCCCGTCGGCCATCCCGGACGTCGCCCGCAGGTTCGCCCGCCGGTCCGCTGTCGGCGCGCTGGCGCTCGGCATGACGGGGCAGGTCATCTTTCACCTGCTGGCCGCCGCGCATGCGCACCGGGCGCCGTGGCCGGTCACGGTGCTGGTGTCCTGCCTGCCGGTGATCGTGCTCGGTTTCGGCGCCGGGCTGACGCACCTGCTGCGAGCTGACGAAGCCGAGCAGGAGGACAAGCCGGAGCTGGAACCGGAAACGGCGCCTGAGCTGCCAAAACCGGCAGTTGCCACCGACGCCGAAAGTGCGGCGAAGGCGGCGCTGGCCGCGACGATCACGGCGGGCAACCCGCTGTCGCAGAACCAGCTTGTGACGCGGTTTGGGCTGACGCGCCCGGTGGCGTCGAAACTGCGCGCCGAGCTGATCCCTGAGCCCGCGCCGTTCGAGGCAGTCCCGCGCCTGCACCGCATCGGCGAGCCCGAGCCGGACCCGTCGCCGAACGGGAGCGCGTCATGACCGGCAACGCCGTCCTCGGCATCCTCGGCGCGGTCCTGGCGGTGGCTGGCATTCACGTCCTGCTCGCGGTCGCCGCGGTCGTGATCACGGTCGCCGCGGTCGTCATCGTCGTACTGCTCGCCGCGCTCTTGCTCGGGATCGCGATCCTGGCGGCCGAGTGCGGGTGGGGCATCCAGCCCGTCAGGAGGCGGTTCGCATGGTGAGTGACAGCGGCGACGGCCGGGTTATCCCGTTCCCGTCCGCGGACGCCAGCCAGGACGCACCTCCGCGCGAGCGGTTCGAGCACGTCCTCGACGACGATCAGGACGACCCGCAGCCGGTTCACCCGCCCGGCGGCTTCGGGCTGCCCGCGACGCGCGATGACCGGCGCCCGGTCGTGCCGCCCGTGCTGCGCTCCCGTGAGGCACTCCGCACGGAGACAGGGCGGCACGCCGAGCAGCTGCGGTACGAGGCGTCGTTCCACGCGCTGCGCTCACCCTGGTACCTGCTCAAGACGGTCCTGTGGGCCCTGTGGGGCACGCTGGTCCTGGCCGAGCGGCTGCGCCGCTGGTGGTGGGTCACCGAGGGAACCGGCGCGCGCCTCGTCGCGGCGATCGAGAACGACGGCGGCGAGTACCGCAGGCAGCACGGGCACCAGCGGACGGTGCGCGGCGAGCGGGGCATCGTCATCAGCGCCTGCGCGCTTGCCGCGCTGGTCGCCGGCGTGCTCGTGACCAGGATCGAGCCGTGGGCGTGGTGCGGCATAGTGCCCGTGCTGGCCGTCCTCGCGGCGCGTGCCGGGGGTCCGGAGGGGCGGCCGATCATCACCCCGTCAATGACGGAGCCGGTGGTCCGGGTGGTCAGCCAGGACACTGTCGTCCGCGCCTATGCCGCGGCCGGGCAGTGCAAGCCCGGCACCGAGGGGCAGGAGCTGGGGCTGGGCGTCATGGCGCGCGACAAGCGCGGCACCGGCACGTTCGTTCCCGTGTACCTGCCCTACGGCGGGACGTTCGCCAAGGTCATGGGCTCGCTGGCCGCGCTCGCGTCCGGCCTGGACGTCAAGGTGTCACAGCTCTTCCTGACTCCCGACGACACGTCGGAGCGGCGCCACACCCTGTGGATCGCCGACGAGGACCCGCTGGCCAAGTCCGCCGGCCGCACCCCGCTGCTCGACCTCAAGTCGCGGAACCTGTGGCGCGACCTGTGGCCCATGGGCCTCGACCAGTTCGGCGACCGGGTGCGGATCTCCCTGCTGTGGGTGTCGTTCCTGATCGGCTCCCAGCCCCGCAAGGGGAAGACGTTCACCGCCCGGGCGCTGGCCCTGTTCGCCGCGCTCGACCCGCACGTCCGGATCACCATCGCGGACGGGTCGTCGAAGCCGGACTGGCGGCCGTTCCAGCTGATCGCGCACCGGACCGTCTTCGGTACGCGGCCGACCCGCGACGGCGACCCGGGCGAGAAGCTGCTCGCCGAGCTCCAGGCGATCGAGCGCCACATGGAGGACACCGGGAACTTCCTGTCGACCCTGAGCACCGCGGAGTGCCCGGAGGGGAAGCTCACCGAGGAGCTGTGCCGCAAGTACCCGAAGAAGCTGTTCCTCTGGCTGCTGGTGATGGAGGAGGCGTACTTCTACTACGAGCTGGCCGACACGGAACTCAGCAAGAAGATCGCGCAGAGCCTGTCCAACATCCGGTCGGCCGGCCCGGCGCTCGGCGTCATCCTGGCGACCTCCCTGCAGAAGCCCGCGGGGGTCGGGTCGACTCAGGCCATCAAGGAACTGTTCACCCGCTACCGCGATAACCACGAGGTGCGGATCGCGCTGAAGTGCGGTAACCGGCACGTGTCCGAGGCGGTGCTCGGCGGCGGCGCCGAGGAGGGCTTCGACGCCTCCACCCTGCCGGACGGCAAGAAGTACCGGGGCATCTCGATCCTGTGGGGTCACCCCGACCTCGAGCACACCCCGACTGTCCGCGCCTACCTGGCCGACGCCGAGGACGCCGAGGCGATCATCAAGGCGGCCCGGAAGTACCGCGAGGCGGCCGGCACGCTCACCGGCGAGGCGATCGGCGAGGAGTGGGCCGACGATCACCGCGACGTCCTGGCCGACGTCCTCGAGGTGTTCGGCGACGACAGCGCGCTGCACTGGACCGAGCTGGCCGACCGGCTCGACGCCCACCTGGGCGAGCGGTGGGCGGACATCACTCCGGGCGCGATCACGGCGCAGCTGCGCGACCTCGGCGTCCCGTCAAGGTCGGTGACCCGCGGCGGTGAGAGTGCACGCGGCTGTTACCGGGAGGCTGTCACGGCGGCGAGGGAGGGTGACCGTGCCCTTGTCTAGCGCTCTGGAGAGTGACCGTCCTGTCACTGCGGTGACCTGCGGAAATGCGAGGCAGCGTCATCGCGGTCACTGGCCCGGCGCCCTGACCAGCAGTGACGTGCACCCTGAAAGTGACGCCCGGCCCTCCCTTGAAGGCACCCCATGGGGGGTTGATGAAGCTCCGGCTTACGGTGCTGGCGTGCGGTTCCTGCGGGAAGCCGCGCGGGCGCTACCACGCCTGCCCAGGGAAGCGCGGCAAACGGGACCGGCTGCGACCCGCCGTCCGGTTCCAGTGCCGCACCTGCCAGAAAGAGGTCCGCAACCCGTTCACGCATACCTGCACGGTGCGGACGGACTGGGCGAGGCGGCGCAGGGCCGCCGAGCGCGCGGCCAAGGCGACGGCGCGGCGGGAGCGCCGCAAGCGCATTCGGGCCGAGGCCGCCAGGCGCCGCAAGGCAGCGGACCGCGAGCGCCGCGCCAGGGCGGCTGCCGCGGCGAAGGCACGGAAGCCCCGCGCGTCGCCGCACAACCCGCGCACCTGCGCGGACCCCGAGTGCACCCGGTACGGGTGCGTCAAGTACCAGGAGGGGTTCGTCGACGGGGTCGCCGCGGGCTCCGAGGGAGGTGGTGACGGGTGATGATCCTGCACCTGTTCGAGTTCGCCGTGATCGCGCTGGCGTGGCGGCTTCTGTACGTGTGGCGGCGCCCGTTCCGCGAGGACGGCAGGCGGCGCCTGGGCGCCGGCTGGGCGGCCCGCGTGCACCTGCTGGTGATGCGGATGATCAGCGAATGGAGAAGCCGGTGACGAGATTCAGGTTCCAGGGCACCGGGGAGACGGTCGGCGGCAGTCCCGGCCCGGCGCTGCTCGTCATCGCCCTCCTGCTGCTGTGCGGGTCCGGGGGTGCCGTCGCGGCGGTGGCTGCCGCTGTGGTCGACGCGCTGATCGCCGCCGTGGTCGTCGTCGTTCTGGTCGTCGCCGCGCTCGCCGCGTTCCTGGTGTACCTGGCGCGGCACCCGGGTTCCCTGCCGCGGGGCATCGTCCCGGCTCCGGCGCTGCATGAGCTGCCCGCCCCGGAGCGTCCCGCGCTCGCGCCGAAGGTGTCGGTCGTCGAGCACCACCACTACGTTCACACGCTCCCCGGCGAGCCCGCCGGAGATGCCAGCTGGGTGCCCCTGGTCAGGGGCACCGTCGAACACAAGGAGAACTGAAATGTCATGGTTCAGCAACAACGACGAGGAACTAGCGGAGCGCGGCATGGAGGCGATCCGCGACATAGAGAACGCGGACAGGCGCATGACGCAGGCGGCAGCGGACCTCCGCGCCGGCCGGATCCGCGAGCGCGACTACAAGGCGGCCGAAGACGCGGCGAAGGATGCCCGTCACGAGTCCCGCGACATCCTCAGCAGGCTCGGCCTGCGGTAGGCGGTGATGGGACCCGGATTCCAGGCAGGCGAGCAGCGCGCCGCGGACGAGCGGCTTGTCGGGGAGACGATGGCGGAGAAGTTCCCCGAGTGGGAGTGGAGCCGGGTGTTCGGCGGCTACCGGGCGGTCCCGAAGGGGACGCCGGTCGTCGAGTCGGTGAGCATGCGCGGGCTGCTGGCCAAGCTGATAAAGCGGCGAGACGAGGCGGCCGGTGCCGGGTCCTGACCCGCATGAGCTGCTGATCGAGCCGGGCACGGCGTACTCGGTAACGGGCCGGAACACGGGGCTGCCGGCGAACCTGCGGTTCCCGTGGCATTACCCGGTTGAGGCGGTGTGCGTGATGTGCGGGTACGTGGTGCGCCGGGAGAAGCTGGACCCGGCGTGCCCGGACTGGCTGCACCTGGACCGGAGGCCGGGCGATACGATTTAGCCGCGCAATCGCGCCCGCCCCCCGGAGGACCGTTGGACCCGTCGTGCTGCTCGGCGCTGCTGGACGTGGCGCGGCCCGCGCTGCCGCCCGGCCTGGTCGCCCGGCTGGCGCGGTGGGATGAGCTGGACGACGCGGAGCGGACGGTGGCGCGCGGCGACCTGGAGGTGCTCGCGGCGATCATGAGGATGACGGAGGTGGGCCGTGGAAATCGGGGAGTTCGTAAAGGCGCGGCTGGATGAGGACGAGGCGGCGGCGAAGGCGGTCGCACCGCTCGGTCACGTTTACGACATGGGTGGCGCTCGGCTCGATGAGGCGTTCTCTCATGGCCGGGTTCGCTACGCATCGGAAGATGGCCGGTCGTGGCTTGAACCGGACCGGTCGGCCGGGCGGCACTTTGCCCGCCATGACCCGGCCCGCGTGCTGCGCGAGGTCGAGGCCAAGCGGGCGATCCTAGAGCGACACTCGCCCATCAAAGACCTGCTGCCGAAGACTTCATGGTGCGTGCAATGCACTGACGACCGCAACGGCTACCTATGGCCATGCGCCGACGTCCGCGTTCTCGCCGCCGTCTACAGCGACCACCCGGACTACCGCGCCGAGTGGAAGCCCTAGCCCGGAAACGCGAAAAAGAGGGACCGCCTGAGCGGTCCCTCTTCCCTTTTCCCCGTGTGCGGGTTCAGCTTACGTGAGCAGCGAGCCTCCGGGGGTCATCGTCATTCAGGGTGTCTTCGCAGCGGCATCGTCCGCGCGAGCGCGGGCCGCCTTCGCCGCCGCGCGCCCGGCAGTGCCCGCCGGGCGAGAACGACGCTCATCCCGTACAGCGCCCCGAGGAACCCCCCGGCCACCGCGCCGCCGACGAACGCCGCCGCGACGTCCGCGTGAGTGAACGCCGTCACTAGGGCATCTCGAAGTGGACGTCGGCGTACGCCCCGGCGGTCCCGGCCGCGTCGACGGCCACGGCCCGCAGCGTCATGTGGGTGCCGGACGCGATGCCCTGAAGGCTGCCGAACTGCTGCGGGGCGGCCCGCATGTAGCGCGGGTAGGACGCGACCAGCGTCGCCGGGGACGGGTAGGAGCCGGTGAACACGCTGACCTCGTAGTGGTCCGGCGTCATGCCCGCCGGCGGGTCGCAGCGGGTCACCCGCACCGTCGTGTCGCCCGCCTGGACGGCGAGGTTACGCGGCGCGCCGAGTCCCGCAGGGGCCGGGTGCGGCCCGGAGCGCGCGTTCAGCCACGCGGACGAGAACACGTCGATGTCGAACAGCCCTGCGTTCTTGAACTGGAGGCCGCAGACCGGGAACGGGCCGCTGGCCGCCAGCACCTCGGCGACCGCCTCCCCCTGGGCCAGGTTCCAGTTGGCGATGAACAGGCCGACTGACCCGTCCGCCATGCCTGCTCCGGTCAGCGCGTTGGCGACCGGGGTGACGTTCACCTGGCTCATGTAGATGAGTGGCGTCCGCTGGCCGGTGCGCTTCTTCGCCCTGAAGTTCGCCAAGGCCAACTTGGACCAGCCGGGGACGTCGGACACTGTGGCCGCGCCCGCCTCGACGTCGAGCACGTCGGCGGTGCCGTCGGAGGCACCCGCGTCCTGGTCGATCCGCACCGCGCCGGGGTGGGCAGCCCAGTCGGCGGCGGTCCACCGGATGTCGCTGCTACCGGTGGTGTACCCGGCGAGCAGCCCGGCGGGAGCGCTGCCGATGTTGGCGCGGGTGCAGTCGTAGGCGATCTGGATACTCAAGCGCTGTCCCTTCCCGGGCTTTTCGCTGCTGCGGTGAGCATGTGGTGGTGGATGATGTCGACCCGGGCGCGCGCCTCGGCGGCGACGTACGGGTCCCTGATCACGGTGAGCTGGTTGTCCTGCGCGCCCTCGCCGCCGCCAGACCAGTTCGTCGACCCGGTCACCACGTCCAGGCCATCTACCAGGAGCAGCTTCATGTGCATGATCGCCCCCTTCTCCGACCGGCCGACCGCGACCGAGTTGGAGGGGAACGCGTCCTTCGCCAGCAGCGCCGCCTCGTGCTTCCCCGCGGCCTGCGAGCTGTCGAGGGTGAGCTGCACGAACACCTGCCCGTCGTCGAGCTTCTCCAGCAGCGCCGCGGCGAGCTCGTCATCGTCGAACCCGTACATCGCGCAAACCAGCGACTTTGACGCGGACTGGATGAGGTCCAGCAGGACGCCGTGCACGTCATCGACCGGGCTGAAGAACGTGAGAGCGCCGGAGGGGTAGCCGGGCGGGAACGGGGCGGCCTTCCGGGCGTGCAGCGGCGCGAGGTCGGGCAGCGCCATCAGGGCGCCGCCGGGGGCGGCACTGCCGGGACTACGGGCGCGACGGGCACGGCGGGCGTCGGCATCTCGGGCGGCGCGGGCGGGTCAGCGGGCCGCACGGTGTGCTTAGCCAGGTAGCCCGCGGCGAACGCGAGCGCGGCCGGGATGATCGCGTCCACCCAGGACACCACGACGTCGGGGACGTCACCGCGGAACACGTAGCGGGACAGCGCCCACAGCGCCAGCCCGGACAGGGCGGCAGCGGCGGTAGATGCTTTTACCTTCGTTTCGACGGGCATCAGGAGGTTCCTCTCGGCCGGCGCTCGAGCGCCGTTATCTTCCGCTTCAGGTCGGTGTTCGCGTTGCGGAGCCTGCCGACCTCGTCGGACAGCTCAATGTTGGCGCTGCGGAGGCGGCCCACCTCGTCGGACAGCGCCTCGACCTGCTCGTGCAGGTCGGCGGTCTGGGACTGCAGCGCGTCGAGCGCTCCCTCGTAGATCTGCTTCGCCCGGCCGTAGGCGGCGGCGTCGACGGCGACGGTGCTGGCCTTCGCGGTTGACCGGTTGGCCTGCTGCGCGGCGAAGTACGCCGCCGCCGCCACCGCGAAGGTCAGCAGGCCGAGGAGTACCTCGACGATGATGGAGGCGTTCACGGCCGGGGCGGCGCGTCTGGCCAGCTGGACACGACCAGGACGGTCAGCGCGAACACGCCCCAGATCACGGCGGAGACCCAGCCGCGCGGGATGCCCTGCTCCAGCCACGTGTCGGCCATGACCGCCGCCCACGCGGCCTTCAGCAGCGTCGCGGCGGTGAACGCCCACCAGTCGCGGACGGCGGGCACCCCGGCAAGGCACACGGCGCCCGTGACGAGCCAAGCAACCGCCCAGCCCTGCCACGGCAGGAACAGGTCAAGCTGCCGCTGCGGCGCGGGCGCGGCCCACAGGGAGTACCCGTAGCAGAAGTCGAGCACGGCGAGGAACATCAGGAACGCGCCGCGGTGCCCGGCACGGCGCGCCAGCCGTCCCGCGAGTGCCCTGACCCTGCTCACAGGACCGCGTGCACTACGGGTACGCCACGGGAGGGACGACGGTCACCGGATGCGTCACCTTCGCGTAGACGAAGTTCGCGACGACCGCGTACCCGGCCGGGTTGAGGTGCGGGACGCTGGTGACCGGGTTGACGGTCTGCCCGTTGGCGGCGAGGCGCGGGCTGAGCACGGTTGGCGTGCCGAGCGCGGCCTCCAGGTCAACGGTGCCGTCCTGCCCGTGGCCCTGGCGTACCCAGTTGTTCACGTTGCGCCGCTGGGTCTCCCGGATGGCGGCGAGCCCGGCAATGGGCGGCAGCGTGGCGAGGAAGATGAGGTCCCCGGCGTCGTGCGCGGCGGTGATCATCCGCGCGTACCCGGTCACGATCTGGGAGCCGCCCTTGGCCTGCTCGACGTCGTTTACGCCGATCCACACCACGAACACGGTCCCCGCTGGGTAAGCGGGCACGAGCTGCTCGAACCGGACGGTCGCGTTGAGCGGGTCGTTGACGCTGCCGCTCGTCACCATGTCGCCGTTGATGCCCTGATTGGTGACCTGCCAGCCGGACAGCGCCGCCAGCTGGGAGGGGTAGTTGTCACCCTGGTAGCCGTTCCCGGCCGGGCCGCTCACGCCGGGGCCGTTGCTCGATCCCGACCCGGCGCCCCAGGTCAGGGAGTCGCCGAAGGCCACGACGTTCCTTGGCGAAGTGCTCGCGGCAGGGGACGCGGCCAGCGTGGCGGCGGTGACCGCGGCGGCGGTGATGACCTGGGGGATGCTCACGCGCCCAGCCTTTCGAAGATTGACCCGTAGCACGTGAGGGTGACCGTAGTCGCCCCGCTCGCGAACGTGCCCTGAAGGGACATCGTGTTAGCCACGGTCGAGTTGAACGCCTGGGGATTCCCGGACGCGCCGCACCCGGACGCGCCGTTGAGCCACGTCGTCAGCGTGTACTGCGCGCTTCCGCTGGACCCGGCGTGGATCACGTTGATGATGTACTCGGCGCGCCAGCTGCTGGGCGCGGCAACGGAAGCGGCCGGAATGGTGACAGCTCCCTCGTTCGTCCCGTTGATCATGCCGTGGAACCCGACGTTCTGGGCCGTCCCGGTGTACGTGGCGATGCCCCAGCAGGTCAGCCGGTACGTGGTGGTGTCCGCCGCGTCGCCTGCCGGGATGGGCCACAGCGCGGTCAGCGTGGCGTACGTAGACGTCGAGTTGGTGATCGAGCTGTTGTCGGTCCCGGACACGACCAGCTGGCCGTTGAGCCCGCCCGAGCCCTTGCGGTAGGCGGCGCTGCTGTTGCCGTCCGCGTAGAAAATCGAGTTGGCTGAGTTCGGGGTGGTTGACTGGGTGACCATCTCCAGGCCGCCGCCGCCGCTGGACCCGGTGCCCAGCGCCAGGTTCCCCGCGCTGCTCGCAGACAGGGTGGTGAACTTGCTGGAGCTGTTGAAGATGCCGAGTTGAGCGGGGTAGGCGTTACCGAACCCGTCGGTTCCCGCCATGGCCGACACGCTCAGCACCAGGTTGCCGCTCGCCGGGGTGCCCGAGTAGACGAGGATCTCGCCGGTCGTCCCGTAGGCGACGAACTGGGCGCCGCTGATCAGCGTCCCGTCGACGATGCCCGCCTTGACGATCCCGGCGGCGAGCTGCGTCGCGGTGACGACCCCGGCGGCGATGTTCCCGGCGATGATCGCGTTCGCGGCGACCAGCCCGGCGGTGATGGTGCCCGCGCCGAGGATGTTGGCGCCGTTGAACACCACCGGCACCCAGGACGTCGAGCCCGCGTCCCAGCGCTTGATCTGGTAACCGTTGGAGCTGTCGAACCACAGGTTCCCGTCGGCGGGACTCGACGGCGCGCTGCTGCTGATCGAGCTGGTGATGCCGCCGAACTGGAAGGTGAGCACTTCCTGCGCGAGGCTGAACAGGGAGATGGCGCTCTCGGCGATCTGCGCGCCGGACACCGACCCCGCCTGGCTGACCGTCGTCGGCGTCCCCGGCACCTGCCCGGTTACCGCGGTGCCGGGCGCGAACCCGGACTCGAACGGCGCCTCCGGGATCGTGTTGAAGGTGAACGTCCACGTGACGGCGCCGAGTACCTCGGTCCAGCCCCAGACAAGCTGCTTCTGCGTCGCTGACCCGCCGTAAGCCGGCAGGTTGGCCAGCGTCAGGTAGTCGCCGGCGTTCATGGACGGGACGGCGCTGAACAGGCTGGCCGTCGTCACCCGGGCCAGGTTGACGGTGACAGTCGGGTACCTGGGGTCCGAGACGACGCCGCTGTTCAGCAGCTGCTGGGCGAGCGCGTTGACCTGGGAGTGGCTGGTACTGGAGACGTTCCCGGTGCGCTCGTAGCCGCTGCCCACCCCGCTGGGCGGCGACTGGATGCTGCGCGCCCCGGTAGCCAGGTAGGCCCGCACCGCGTAGCCGTCGTAGTTGGTGAGGGTGACGTCGTTGCGGGTGAGCGCGTCGTTGTCGACCGGCGACAGCGGCGCGGACAGCTGCTGCGCTGCGTAGTTCAGGGTGAGTGATGACGTCTGGTTCTGCAGCGTCGCCAGGGTCCGGTAGCCGAGCCCGAACTGGGTGCGCGTCTCGTACAGCTGGCCGCCGTCGGTCGCCTCGATCACCTGCAGCACGTTCGCGAGGGTGTCGTCGACCTGCGGGCCCATCGTGGTGCCGGAGGTTGACGAGCCGTTCAGCACGGCGGGGACGCCCGCCTCAGCGCACACCCGCAGGAAGCGTGCCCCGGCGAACTCGCCGGTCCAGCCGCTCATCGCCGCGGCGGCGTCGGTGATCAGCGGGTTGCCGTAGATGACCACGCACTGCCCGACGCCGGTCCCCTGGTACTTGGCGGCGGCGATGTTGAAGTTGACCCCGGTGACGTCATTGACGGTGCCGGCGACGCTGCCGGTCACCGAAGTGTTCGCCACGGTCCCGTTCGGCAGGATGGTGCGCAGCGACCAGCTGACGTTGCCGCCCGACTGGGTGAGCCCCACCTGGACCATCAGCGGGATGCCCCAGATACTCAGGGTGCTGCTGCCGGTGAAGATCTGGGTGCCGCCGGAGTTGAAGCCGGTGATGACCAGCGGGCCGCCGCCGGACGCGGAAAGGCTGACCTCAACCCGGGCGACGGTGCCGGAGGTGTTCATCCGGGCGATGACCCCGGAGGCGCCGGTGTCCCCGCCGGACGGCAGGAACATGAAGAACCGCCAGATGACGTTGGTCGGGTGCGCGGTGGTGCTGACCAGGCCCTGCAGCGCCGAGCCGTTCAGCGCAGGGATGGCGTCGCTGCCGGGGAACGCGCTGACGCTCGACAGCGTCGGGGTGCCCGCGGTGACCGTCATCGCCGCCTGCGTGGTGACCAGGTTCGCGAACGTGACCGAGCCGCTGCCGTCCTCCATCGGCCAGTAGGAGGCGAGCGTCCAGGCGTTGCGGATGCTGATGTTGTTGTACCGGGTGTAAGGCGAGCCGAGCCGCTTCGTCGACTGCGACAGCCTGCGCCAGATGCCCGACGCGGTGATCGGGGCGTAGACGTCCCGGCCGCTCTCGTCCCACTCGGGCGGCCACTCGGTGACCTCGCCCCAGAACCGGTACCCGGAGTAGGCCGTCCCGTTGACGGACGCATCATTGACCGAGATGCGGACCTGCGTGTTGAGCTGCACGAACGGGTAGTAGGCGCCGCTGGAGTTAGCCGGGGTGAAGCGGCCGCTGCGGTTGTTCAGCGTGAGGGTGACCTGCGCCGCCGTCATCGACGACGACTCGTTGGCCCGGCCGAACGGCGAGATGCTGATGTCACTACGGAGCTGGACGAACGCGGTGATGTCGGTCCACGTCGCGTTGATCAGCAGCTCGACCTTGACGCCCAGCTTCTTGTACGGGAAGCCCGTCATCTGGGCGCCGACGGGGAGCGCTGCAGCGCGTACGTGAGCCTGCTGCTGCGGGCGAGCTCGTCGATGCCGTTGTTCAGCCAGCGCATCAGCTCAGGCTGCGACCCGATCACTCCCTCGTTGTGCAGGTGGACGTGGACCTGGCCGCCGCTGCCGCCGCGGGGGATGAACTGGTGGGGGATGACCTGCTCGCCGCCGCGGAAGTTGACCAGCTCCGGGCCGTGCTCGCCGACCACCGCCAGGCCCGGCTGCGCCGAGCTGGTGCCGTTCGCGTAGCCGTGGCCGTGGCCGAGCACGCTCAGCCAGCCGGGGTTCCCGTAGCGGTGAACCGCGTAGTTGACCCCGGCGAAGATGTTGGCCAGCGGGTCGTAGATGTTGCTGCTGAGCGACGGGTTGCGGTAGGCGGCGAAGGTCTCGCTGATCACCTGCATCAGCCCTTTGGACGGGTCTCCGCGCTGCGCGTTGATGTCGGTCAGGTTGATCGCGTTCGGATTCCCGCCCGACTCAGTCTGGATCTGGGACATCACCGTGGGCAGGTCAGCCTGCGGCAGCCCGAGCCAGCTGAGCACCTTCGACACGTCGGGCTCCCACTGGGTGACCCCCGCGACCTTGCTGTACGCCACCGGGGTGCCCGCCGCGGCCGCAGCCGCCGCGGCGGCCCGGGCCGCGGTGAAGAACGCGGCCACCTCGCCCTGCACCCAGGACCCCGCCCAGCCGCCGGCCGCGCCGCTCCCCTGGGAGCCTGACCACGGCGGCGCGTCAACCAGGCCGCCGGCCGCGAAGCCGGGGAGCTGGCCGCGCAGGTGGTCGACCGCGCCGCCCGCGACCATGGCCGCCGGGACCACGACCTCACCGGGCATCAGCATGCCCAGCACGCTGTCCTTGCCGGGCGTGCCCCCGGCGACCTTCCCGCCGGCCGCCATGTGGCTCAGCTTGAAGATCCGCGCGGGCAGCCCGACGGCGGACGCCACGATCGCGCCCTCGCCGCCGATGGTGACGTCCACCGCCACGGTCTTGCCGTGCAGCCCGGCGATCTTCCGCTCCAGCCCGTCGACCAGCGTGGTGGCGGCCTGCCCGTAGATTCCCACCTTGTTCAGGTCGGCGATCAGCTTCGCCCGGTCGCCCTGGGTGGCGCTGGACTGGGTGCCGGTCCGCAGGACCGCGTTCGCCAGGTTGTTGACGTCCGTGTTGATGCCGGGCGTGAACTCACCCAGGGCCTTCAGGTTCGCGGTGAAATTGTTCTTTATGGTGCCCGCCGCGGCCGCCGTCTGGGCGTTCAGCCCGGCGGTGGAGTGCGCCCACGTGTCGTAGTCCCTGGTCAGCCCCTGGACGTCAGCCCGCTGCGCCGGGGTGAGGTTATGCAGGCTGTTCAGCCGGTCGATGTTCGTCTGGTAGTAGGCGTTGACCTGCGAGACCGACGCGCCGTTCTTCTGCAGCGTCGACACGCCCTGGCCGATGCTTGAGACGTAGGACAGGAAGTCCGACTGCGACGTGAGGCTCTGCGCGCCGCTGTTCTTCACCTCGGTGACCAGCGCCTGGAATGCCTGGGAGGTGGCCACGACGGCCTGCTGGTCGGACACGGCGTTGCCCACCAGCAGGTTCCACGCGTCGGTGAACGCGTTCAGCTGCGCGGTGGCGCCGAGCGTGTTGTTGCCCAGGGTGGAGATATCGCCCGCGAGCTGCTGGGTCGGGGTCTTCGCCGCCAGGTTCGCGTTCGCGTACGCCTCGATGGCCGTCATGGCAGCCCGCGCCGACGCGTCGCCGCCCTGCAGTGCCTGGTTGGTCTGCTTGGCCGCGGTGATCAGCGCTTCCGCCTGGTCGGCCGTCAGGCCGTACTTGTCCTCCAGGGTGACCAGGCTGTCGCCGAGGGAGGTCGAGGCAGTGGCCAGGCTCTGGGTCCCGGTGGCCGCGTCGCCCGTGGCCCTGCCGATCCCGGTGACCTCGGAAATCGCCAGCTTGCTGCTGGCCAGGAACCGGGTGAACATGTTCCCGCTGTTCGTCTGCACCTTGGCGGCGTTCACCGACGTGGCGGACAGGGACGGGTTGAGGGTGTCCAGCGCCTTGAGTGCCAGGGTGGCGTCGTCGGCGACGGTCAGCAGCCCCTGGGCGACCGGCTGGAGCTCCTCGAGCAGCTGGGGAAGGTCGTTCAGCAGGTCGGTGAAGAGCTTGCCGACCAGCTGGATGTCCGGCCCGGCACTTTGCGCCATGAACCCGAAGAACTGCTGCCACTGCTGCGTTTTCAGGTCGGCGCTGATGTCGCCGACCAGCACGCCCAGGGCCTTCCCGGTCGCGGCCGCTACCGGCTCGACGTCGCCCAGCAGCCCGTCGGCGAGCTTCAGTCCCTGGTTGAAGACGCTGAAGACCTCCGGTTCCAGCGCCTTGGTGAACCCGCTGAACTGGCCCTTCAGCAGGCCAAGGGAGGTGTAGGCGGCCTTCTGCGCCGGGTCGAGGCCGGCGAGGGCCTGCTGCTGCGCCTTCGTCGCGGTCCCCGCGGCCAGGACCGGCGCGATCGCCCCGGCCGCGGCCGCCCCGAACCCGGCGAGGCCGACCGACGTCGTGATGAGCACCGGCGACAGGGCCACGCCCGCGGCCACCGCCGCGCCCATCGGGCTGGCCAGCAGGCCGAGCGACGACGCGGCGCCTGTGGCCGACCCGCCCGAGCCGCCGACCTTGCTGAGCGCCACGTCGACGGCGGACAGCTCCGCGACCGCCTTCGCGGTGCCCTGCACGTCAAGGTTCGGGGTCGACGTCTTGTGGTCGAGGTCAACCAGGCGGGCGTCGATCGCGTCGAGCTGCGCCTGCGCCTCCTTGTTGCCGTCGAGGCTGACCCTCGCGGCGGCGACCTTGCCGTTCAGCTCGTCCAGCCGCAGCTTCAGGCCGCCGAGGCTGCCGGAAGCGTCGTCCGTAGCGCCGGCCAGCGCCAGCTGGGCATCGCGGAGGATGGCATCAGACTTCGCCAGCGACACCGTCGCCGCCGCCGACGCCTGCGCTGACTTGGACTGGATGCCGAGTGTGTCGCTGAGCTGCTTCGCGCCCCTGGCGGCGAGCGCCGCGTCGGTGGCCGTCTGCTTGAAGGCGCGGGAGGCGGACGAGCCGTCGCCGATGATGTCGAAGCGGAGGGTCTGCGAGCCGGCCAAGCGCCCCTCCCGTGAGTTTCGTAAGGTTCGTAAGGTTCGTGGTACCCTGCGGGCATGAAGCGAGAGATCAGCAGCGACGACGCGCGGCGCAACTGGCGCGAGCTGCTCAACGCCGTCGAGCAGGGCGGCGAGCACGTCACGATCCTGCGGTGGGGGAAGCCGGCCGCCGTTGTCGTCCCCGCCGACTGGCATGACCAGGCCACAGCGCTTACCGGCGAGGAAAGACAGGCATGAAGAAGATCACCACCGCAGCAGCAGTGCTTGCCGTCCCGCTCTTCGCGGCGTGCTCAGCCGGGCCGGCCGCCCCGTCGGGCAGCGCCCCGTCCTTCCCGGCGCCGCAGTCGGCCGCACAGGTCGCCAGGCAGGCCGGCGCAACCGGGTTCACCGACTGCGGCGCGGCCCCCGCGGGCGGCGTCACGGACGCGGGCACCGCCTACATGGACGGCAAGAGGATGGGCATCGCCACGTTCCCGTCATCCGGGCAGCGGGACACCTGGCTGCAGACCGTAGCCAGCTTCGGGATAGTGCCGTCACAGGAAGGCGCTACCTGGGTGCTGTACATCGCCACCGACCAGGCAGCCAAGGGATGCGGCTAGTCCCCGCTCCGCGACTCCAGGTAGCTGATCAGCGCGTCGAACTCGTCCGTCGTCAGCCGGCCGACTTCCCACGGGCGGATCCCGAAGACGGACGCGAACGCCCCGAGGTAGCGGCTGACGTCGTACCCGTGCCATCCGGGTCCGTAAGGGGCGCGGCCCCGGACGTAGGGTCCGCCGCAGCGTCCTTAGCTGCCTGCGCCTCCTCGGCGGCCGCCACGTTGACGGAAACGACCATCTCGGTGTGGTCGTAGTCGACCTGGCCGTCGAGGATGTCCTGCAGCTCAACCTCACGGCCGTTACGCCGCCAGACCGCCCACGCCAGCACCGCCCATGCCTCGGCGGACCCGGCCGCCAGCTCATGCTGGAACTCGGCGTAGCGCCTGCCCCACGCCTTCTCAATGGCGATCGCCTCCGACAGGGGGCGGCTGTCCAGGTCGTAGTCGAACGTTTCCCCGCCGATGATGATCTTCACTCAGAGCCCTTTCCCGACGGCCTTCGCGACCACGTTATCCAGTGCCCTCTCGACCGCCTCGCGGACCTCAGGCACCGACTCCTCGACCGGGTCACTGAACCAGCCCGGCGTCACGGACGGCGGCTCATTCTGGAACCAGCGGTTCCGCGGATCCCGGTACGGGAACCGGCCGAACAGCGGGTGCCACAGGATCCCGTTGTCCAGCTGGGCCAGTTTCCGCTGCCCTGACCGCCTGGAACCCGCAGACGCGATCACGCTGACCTGCGTCTCTTCCCCCGCCACCGCCGGGGACACCGACCGGCTGATGCGCAGGCCGGCGTCAAGCACCTCGGCGTACCTGTTCGGCAGGTGCGCATCCAGGCCGGCGCGGATCCGGTCCGGCACCGGGGCCACGGCGTCGCTGATCTCCTGCGTGAGCTCCCGGACCAGGCCGCCCTCGCCGATTTCCCGCAGGCGCCCGGCGACCGCGGACAGGGTGAACGCCAGCTCGTCGACGCCCGGCATCAGTAGGTGGCGCGGTTGACCGGCCCCGCCGCGTTCCAGGTCGACTTGAGGGACACAGCCGCGCCGACGCCGCCCGCCGCGGAGAAGTCGGGGAGTACGGAGCCGTAAAAGTAGTCGGTCGGGTTGAGTGCGTTCGGGTACAGGTAGAAGTTCCGCGGGATGCCGTCCCCCGCCGCGATGTACGTCTGCGGGGTGAAGTAGTCGTACCAGCCCGAAAAATCGCCAGTTGAGTCGGGCAGCCCGGCGACGTACACCTTGTTGGAGTCCCCGAACGCCGTGACCTCGACCTTGTCAGTGACCTTGTTCACGGTCCAGTCGGTGAGGAACGCGACCGGCGTAGCCGTTGCCGAAACACCGGCGGTCTGTGTGATGCCCATGTAGACGACGCCGTTGCGGCCGTGCTCCCGCTGAGATGGCATATTCGCTCCCTTACTTGTCGAGCAGCTGAAGTAGCCGCCTCGCGTTCGATTCGAACGTCCTGCCCGCGATCGCGGCGCGGGCCCCCGTGGCTGCCTTTTCCCGCTGGCCGTCACGGGTCAGCCACCAGCGGAGCTTCTCTGACGCGTCCCCGGGTCCGTCGAAGGTCGGCAGCATGGGGAACAGCTCGTCGCCCTCGCCGCGCGGGTCGCGGAGGAAGAACGTGCCGCACGCCGCCAGTTCCACCTCGCGCGGGCCGGCCGCCCAGCCCTCGCCCGCGTGGGCGTCTTCAGATTCACGACGGTAGAAGTTAATTCCGGCCCGCGTGCTGCGGTAGATCGCGGCGGTCTCCTCGTTGCCGGTGCACTGGACGACGTCACCGCCGGGCAGGTACTTGCGCAGCGGCGAGGACTCCGCCAGGTCCGGCCACGCCCCGGCTAGCAGCACGTCCAGGCCGTCGAAGTCCATCTGCTCGAAGAACTCCACGCGGCTCTTGAACCCGGTCCCGACGAACGCGAAGTCCGACTTGAGCTCAGGGACGCCCGGCCCGGGACGGTGCACCTGCGGGCGGTACGCGTGCGGCATGTAGTAGGCCGGGCCGAGCTGCCGGTAGGCGCTTATGTTGACCGGGTCGTTGAGCAGGCTGATGTCGGCGTGCGCGGCCAGGGCGAGCTGCTGGTCATCCTGGTAAGGCGACTCCGAGAACAGCAGGACCACCTTGTGGCCGCGGTCGCGCATCACGTCGAGGTACCACGGCGGGATGAAGAACGCGCTGACGCCGAGGACCACGTGCGGCCACCAGGTGTAGCAGGCACTCGTGATCCCCTGCACCGCCGCGGCTAGCGCCTGCTCGCGGCTGAACGCCTTGCGGACCTCCGGGTGCCCGTCCCCGTCGGCGCCGCCCGTCTCCAGCAGTGCCGCGTCGTACACCTGGATGCGCTTGTCCAGGTTGAACTCCTGCACGTCCTCGCCGAGCGCGCGCAGCGCTTCCGCCCAGCCCACGAACATGTCGTGAACGCTGAACTGCGGGCCGGGGTGAACGATCAGCCAGCGCAAGCGGTCACCATTCCGTGGAGTAGGAGACGCGGTAGGCGACCATGACGGCCGCCCCGCCAGAAGCCTGCCGGTAGATCCACCGGCCGTTAGCGGTGGCGTCGAACGTCATGTCCGTTAGGCCGCCCGCTTTCCCGCCGTTAGCGTCGGCCGCGTCCTCCAGCGCCGCCAGCAGCGCCGATGCCTGGGCGCGCAGGGCGCCGAGCGCGGCGGCGTCACCGGACTGGCAGATCAGCACGCAGCTGACGAGCCCGGTCTCCTGCCGGGTGCCCATCTCGATCCACTGCTGGGCGAAGTTCCCGGCGACCACGTCGGGGGCCAGGGTGCCGTCCGCCTCGAGGGTGCCGTCATGGCCGACGATGACGCACGCCGGGTCAGACGCGGCCTGCGGCTGGATCCCGTCGTAGACGGGAATCCCCGACATGGCCTGCGCTGCCGTGTAGGCGGCGATCAGGGCGGTCACCGCGTCACCGAACCGGGTAGCGCTCACACGCGGCACTTCCTATCGTTGCGGCTATGAGCGTGAGCACTCCTGTCACCGGCGCCGCTATCCACCCGAGTCACCAGCTTGAGCAGGTCTGGGACTTCCCTGACCCGCACAATCCGGGGATACAGTGCACCGTTTGCGGGGAGTCGGCGTGCTCAATGTGCCCCCTTGAGGGCGATGACGACCTTGCCGTGACCTGTCTCGGATTCCACTGGTACAAGAGCATCAAGGTCACCGGCGATGACGGCATCCAGCGGACGGTGCGCAAGTCCGGGACCGGGTGGCCCAAAGTGAGCCGCGCGCACTAGACGTACGCCTCGCTCATGAACGGGATCCCGTGCTGGGAGCCGTTGAGCAGCTCGGCGGCCTGGTTGGGGATCGCGAAGCCGAAGCCGGGGACCGTCACCAGCGCCTCTCCCGCCATCGGCATCGCCAGCGGCCCCCGCTGAGTGCTCCAGAGATTCTGCAGGATGATCCGCGCGGCGGTGTTGAACGCCGCCGGGACGCTCGTGCCCCAGCCCGCCACGTAGACGACGGTGACCTGCGGCAGCCACTGGAAGAACGGGCCGTAGAACGGCAAGCCCAGCTGGCGGCGGATCAGGCCCGCGTTGGTGTCGAGGTCTAGGCCGGCCGAGATGTCGATCGCCCCGCCGGACGCGCCCGTGATCGAGGTGACGGACACCAGGGGCCGCTGCCGCACCGGGATGACCGTCTGGTAGGACTGCATCTCCGATCGCTCGGTGACCATCCGGTTGACCAGCGGGCCGCCCGTCATCCGCTCCAGGCACGAGGTGATCGTCGCGACGTACCCCTGGATCTCGCTGTCGCTGGTGGTCGTCGCCTGCGGGATGTTCAGGGCGTCCTTCGCGTCGGACAGCGGCAGGACGCTGACCTCGAACGGGTCGAACACGTCGAACTCGCCGAAGCTGACGCCCGCACCGGTGCCGGTCGCGGTCCAGGTGTACTGGTAGTGGCCCGTCGCGGTGAGGTCAGTGACCGGGATGTCCTGGTGGAGGGCGCCGACGCTGTCGTTCGCGGGCGAGCTGTAGGTGCCGGTCGTCAGCCAGGTGCCGTCAGCCTGCGCGAGCTTCACCAGCAGCGTCAGGGTGGTCGGGTTGACCAGCGCGCCGGTGACGTCCCGGACGGTGGTGGAGACGCGCACAGGCTGGCCTAGCGGGTATCTAGCCACCGGGGCCTCCTGTCCGCGTGTCGCTTGCTGTGAGGGTGCCCTGCGGGGCGATGGCGGCGGCTGACGCCAGGACGCCGGCGGGGCGGTCTGAGGCTGTCAGCGTGCCGACCGTGAACGGCGGCAGGAACAGCGCCGTCCCGGTGATGGTGACCGTGCCCGCCGCCCCGGCCGCCGCCCTCGGCGCGGCAGTGCCGGCCACGGAGAGCGCGCCGATTGCGGCGGCGGGCGCCTTAGCGGCGGCTGTTCCCGCCAGCGCCATCGCGGCGGACGCGGTGACGCCGGGGCCGCTCGCTGCCGCCGTGCCGCTGAAGACGGCGGTGCCCGCTGCTGCGGCCTGCGCTGACGCCGTCGCGGCCCCGGACAGGGCCAGCGCCGCGGCCGCGGCTGCGGTTGCCCTCGCGGTGGCGGACCCCGACAGGACCACGGCTGCCGTGGCCGCAGACGGTGCCGTCGCCGAGGCGGTCCCCGTAAGCGCCAGGGACCCGGTCGCCGGCGCAGGCGCGGCGGCAGCAGCGGTGCCGGCCACGGTGACGCTGCCCGCGGCGGGCGCGGGAGCCGCGCCGGAGGCCGTCCCGGTGACGGCCAGCGCGCCGGCTGCCGTGACACCCGGGCCCGTCGCCGAGGCCGCGCCCGCGAAGGTGACAGTGCCCGCGGGGGAAACCGGGGCCGCAGCGGCAGCAGAACCGGAGACAGACACTGCCCCGCCGGCAGTGACAGGTGCCTTCCCTGCCGCCGTCCCCGCCAGCGTGACCGCAGCCGCGGCCGTCGCCGGGGCCTGCCCCGCGGCGGACCCGCTGATACTCAGCGCCCCGGATGCCGTAGCCGCGCCGCCGGCCGGGACCTGCGCGACCCACACGCCCGCGTAGCAGGTGCTGGCCGACGCGGCGTGAACCAGCTCAGTCCAGGTCAGGCCGCCGCCGGAGACCGTCATCGTGGTGAGCGTCCCGCCGGCGGCGCCGTCCGAGGGGACTATGGCGACTAGCAGCGACCCCGCCGGCGGGGTGAAGCTGGCCGTGGTTACCGCGGTCGCGGTCATCGTCGTGGCTACCGCCGGGGCACTGGCGTCCTCGGCAATCGTCCCGTTCGGCAGGATCTCGGCGGCGGCCAGGTTCCGGTTCGCGTTCGCCGTCGTGGAGCCGACCAGCGTGGAACCCGGCGTGCCCGTCGCGGACGTCGTGCGGAACGAGCCGTAATACTCGCCGTTACTCGTGTCGTGAAAGTTGTCGGTGAGGGTGCACAGCGGCTCAGCGGAGAAAGCGCCGGCAGCAGCGTCGCCGCTGAGCGCGCCGTAGACGATGCTGCCCGTCACGGTGGTGGTGATCGTGCCGTTCAGCGCGGTCGAGGACGCGACTGTTGCCTCGGTCTGCGCGAGCGCCGCGCCGGTCAGGACCTTGACCCGCAGCAGCATGCCCGCAGAAGTGCCGCCGCCCTGCGTGGCGGTGACGGTTAGCGCCGTTGGCACCGCTCACCGCCTAGCTCAGAGGGAGAAAAGCCAGGTCAGCCGGTGCCCACCACGCCAGTCAGCTGATTGGAGTTGAACAGGAAGTTATTGGCCGCGCCGACGAACGCCTGTCCGTTCGCGATCCGGTACAGCGAGCTCCCGGTGCCGCCCAGGTCGGTGAACGCCGCCTTCAGCAGCGTCACCTCCGCCTGCGTGTAGCCGAGCGCCACCAGGTTCGAGTCCGTGTTCCACGGCGCGCCCTGCAGCAGCGCGCTGAACTGGGAGCACTGGAACAGGTCCTGCCTCAGGGCCGTGGCCAGCTGCCCGGCCCGCGAGTCGAAGTCGCCCTTAGTGGACGGGAAGCCGACGCTCATTCAGTTCTCCCTGGTCAGTTTGCCGTCATCAGAGCAAAGCGGCGGTGACGTTGTGCGATCCGCATAACCTATGAGGCCGCCAAGGAGATCGCGCCGCCCGCCACGGTGATGGCCGCTGCGGTGACCGACGCGCCGAGCTGCGCGCCGATGCCCATGCTGCCGCCCGCGTAGGTCGCGACCGTCCACCCGGCCAGCCAGGTAACCGCGATCGTGCCCAGCGTGGCGAACGTGAGCGCCGTCGAGTTCGTCTTCGTGCTGCCGCTCGCCGCGTTCCACGTGCACGCCTGCCGGGCGTACGACCCGGCGTTCGCGTTCTCGTTCGCCCCGGTCGTGGACGGGTCACCGACGTGCAGCGCCACGAACGCGATCTGGTTGACGGGCGAGCCGGTGGCGTCCAGCGCGTTCAGCACCTGCAGCTTGGCCGTGGCCCCGAGGTCGGTCATCTCAGCCCTCCCGCTTCAGCGCGCCGCACGAGTCCTCGCACGTGTGCACGAACGGGCTGTCCGGCGCGTGATCCGGGTGGCCGCGTTCCTCGTGCATGACACCGATCAGGTGCACGACCTCGCCCGCGTGCACCGGGCCCGCGACCTCGATCACCTGGTCGGAGACGTCGTAGACGGTGCCGTCCGACGTCGTCACCGGGCCGTACGCCGGGCCCGTGATCACCACGTGACCGTCGCTCTCGTAATGGAAGTGCGGGGTGCCGTCCTCGTTCTGCCTGAGGTACGTCTTCGTGATCGCCACTAGCGCCTTCCCTCGTGCTTGCGGCCCTACGGCCGGGTGACCTCAACGTCGTCCCACGCCTGCCGGGTGCCCTCCGGCCACGACCAGCCCGCCGGCTTGCGGGCCCTCGCGAACACCCCCGGCGACTGCGGGTCCGGGTCCGGCTCCAGGCGCTCGGCGACCAGCCCGGCCGCCTTCAGGATCTCGCCCATCGCCTCAACGCTGAAGCGCCAGTGATCCTCCGGGTAGCCGTGGACCGGGAAGCCGGCCGACCTGGTCGTCAGCACCAGCACCCCGCCGTCGGCGACCGCGTCGACCAGGCCGCGAACCGCGGCCTGCCAGTCCGCCGCGTGCTCCAGCATCTCAGTGCTGATGACCACGCCGCCGCGGCCGAGCAGCCCCAGCAGGTCCGCCGCGTCGCACACCAGGTCCACGCCGGGACCCGTCCGCATGTCCGTCGCGGTGTACGACGCCGGGCCGAGCGACTCCACGTGACCGCGGACCGAGCCGTTCACGTTGAGCGCCCCCGCCTCGATCACGATCCTGCCTCGCACGTCCGCCTCGGTCAGCGCCGAGCAGGCGAAAGCCATCGCCGAAGGGTGCATCAGGCGCCTTTGCCCTCAAGGAAGTCGGTCACCGCGACGACCAGCGGATGCGCCCAGGTGCCCGGCTTTATCTCGACCAGGCGCTCGCCGTGGCACAGCGGAGTCCCGTCGTCGTCCAGGTCGAGCTGGACCACCATCGATGCCTTCTTCACGTCCTGCACCGGGCCGCCTCTCAGATCAGCATCGTCGTCTTCATGTGGCCCACCCGCACGCCCGTGTGGACGTGCACCGGGATTCCCGCCGCCGCGCAGCGCAGGCAGAACGTCAGGTCCTCGCCCATCAGCGCCGTCTTCGTCTGCGACTCGCGGAACCACGGCGCCGCCACGTCACCAGCCCGCTTCTCCACGGCCTCAAGCGCCCGGCGGTGAATCAGCAGCGCCGCCGCGCCCGTCCCGGACACCTGCATCACCGCGTCCTCCGGCCAGTGCTTGTACCGGATGAACGCCAGGTCCCCGTCCCGCTCGGTCAGCTCGTACATGGTCGGGTACGGCTCGCCGCCGCCGTTATCGGTGTTCTGGCTGAAGCACAGCGCGCCGAGCACGGGGCGTTCTACGGGGTCGGCAGCGGCGATCAGCCGGGTGACCGTGTCCGCGGGGAACCACATGTCGGTGTCGCACATGAACAGCCAGTCCGCGGCGTCCTGCTCGAGGAACTGGCGGCACACGACGTTCCGGGCGTGGGAGATGTTCGGGCCCGAGCCGACCGCAAGCACCTGCGTGACCGGCGTCTTCCCCTCCATGCACACCGCCAGCAGCGACGCGCAGAACTCAGCGCGGACCGCGCCGCCGTGCACGTAGCCGATGACCGCCCGGTCGGTCATGCGCCGCCGTAGCCGCCGTTGCCGGGCTCGGCGGGCGGCACGACGCCCGCGCTCCATCCGCCTGTCCATCCCGACAGCAAGTCCGGGGCGCCCGCACCCTCCGGCGACTCCAGGATCGCCCGGCCCTCCGCCGCCCGCGCGTCCCCGAGCCGCTGGGCAGCCTCGGCGGCCGCCGCCAGGTCCTCCAGCGGCGCGGGCGGCAGCGACTGCTCCGGCACCATCATCGACGGGTCCGGGATGCCGTGAATGTCAGCCACGGTGACCTCCTACGGGTTGGTCTCAGGGAAGTACGGGCCTTCGAACGGCGGGTTGTCCAGCGTGCCCACCGCCGGGTTAAAAGGCGAGTGCGGCAGGTCCAGCACGTCCCCGATCGTGGAGCCCTGCCCGTACGTGTCCGCCTGCATCTCAGCCAGCCGCGCCTCCGCGGCCGCAACCGCCGCCGCCGGGTCGCCGGCCACGATGTCACGGCCGCCCGGGTCGTCGTCCGCCGTGAACTGGATAGGAGACACGTCGGCCATCAGCTCGCCTTCCCTGAGGTCCTCGGCGCAGCCTTCACCGGCGCCTGCGCCTCAGCCTTCGCAGGACCGCTTTTGGGAGGCGCCTCCTCCTCGCCGGCGTCCAGCGGCCGGAACAGCGCCCCGGAGCCCTGCTGGTCCCGCTTCACCAGCTCATGGGAGTCCGGCAGCGTGTCGCCCTTCGTCACGAACGCCTGCGTCCCGTCATCCAGCATCGCGACGAACGTGTCCGCCGCCTTCATCCACCGCTGCGCCATTAGTCCTCCTACGTGTTCGGGTACGCCGCGAGGTACTGGGCGAGGCGGCCGTGGATCTGCCCGGACGCCGCGGACAGCGGCGCCGCCGACCAGTACGACGCCGGCGACTCCAGGAACGCCTGGGAGGTGATGCTGTCCCGCTGCGCGCCCTGCTCGACGTGCTCGTCGGAGCCCGTCACCGTGTTGTGGAACACGAATGAGACCAGTGCGTACCTGGCTGCCATGACTCAGCCTGCCTTCCTGCGCTTCACCTTGCGCAATACCTGCTCCGCCAGTTCCGGGTAACGCTCCACGTAGAACGCCATGATGTCGGCCACACGCTGCCCGGCTGGCTGCGCTTTAGCCCACAGCTCGAGGTTCTCCGGCCGGTTGTCAGCGCGCGCGCCGTTCTTGTGGTGCACGCTCTCATCCGGCCACAGCGGGCGGCCGAGCTGCTGCTCCATCACCCATCGGTGCTCCAGGTAGCGCTGGCCGCCGACCGTGATAACCCGGTAGCCGCTAGGGTCCAGGCTGCCCTGCCCTGAAGCGGCCTTGAGCCGTCCGACCGGCCCCGCGTCCACATGGCCCAGGACTGCGACGCGCTGGTGGTGCATCGTGCAGTGGCCCCTGGCGTACACGGGCCGCTCGCATCCATCTACGGCGCAGTCGCCGTCCCGCTTCATGCGCGGGGCGATCAGCTTGTCCCAGTCCGCCAGGCCGCGCTGCTTCCGCTTGTAATGCATCTCGCACAGGTGAGCCGCGTTGGCCTGCCGCTCGCAGCCCTCGACCGAGCACGGCCCCTGACGGGCATGCCACTCGGCGGTGTAGTGCCGCTTGCAGATCGCCGTCCCGGCCCGCGCCGGGCGCGTGCAGCCCTCGTACGAGCACTCGGCTACCGGAACCCCGGTCCGACGGGGGCCGGGCGGCCGTTCCTTCAGCCACGCCCGGTAATGCGCATCGCACATGTTCCGCGCCGCCACTGGCCGGCCGCAGCCGTCGCGAGAGCACTCTTTCATCCTGGCCTCCCTAGTCGAGAACCAGCTTATACGATTCTCAACTAGGGAAAGCCACGAATGCTTTGGGATTACCTGCCGATCAGAACCCTGAACGCGTTCGGAACCGCGACCTGCGCACCTACGCGCCAGAACATAAACCAGCCTGCTCTTCCGCTCGGGAGCGCGGTGGTCTGGTCCTTGACTAGGGGTTCATAAATAAGGCTAACCCCGACTCGGTCAATCACATAGTACTGGCCGAAATCGCCAAATACCATGAGCTTGGTCGAGGCGGCCAGGGCCGGGTCCATGGAGCTGGACTCGTAGATCGGGGCACCGAGCAAAGTTTCGGGCGCGCCTTTCCCCAAATTCGTCCAGAAGGACGCGCCGCCCGCGGTGTCGAGCTGGCGGGTGCGGTTGATCTGGGCGACGTTCGCGGCCCACGAGGTGCCGGGGGCGTTGCGGAACCGGGGCGGGAGTGCGGCCTGCGTCGCGTAGATGTCGCCGATCGCCACGACCAGGGTCGTCGCGGTGCTGATCGTGGTGGTCGCGCCGGTGATGACGCCCTGCGGCACGCCGCCGGACCCGGCGCCGACCGCGAACGCGTTCTCCTCCAGGCGGTCCTTCGCGTCCGAGAGGAGGCGGGGGAGCTGCTGGCCGAAGTCCGTGTCCTCGAGGACTTCATAGGAACCGAACACCCACGCGGCGGCCTTCTGCGGCGTGATCGCGATGTTGCCGACCGTCGGGGAGCCGTCGGTGACGGCCGTGCCCTCAGCGAGCCACGCCGCGTTCACGCCGGCCGACGTGACGCCGTTCCACGTGTTGGACGTGGTCTGCTTCACGTTGGAGATGCGCCGCCAGGGGTTAGCGGAGCCGGTGTTCGTGAGGATAATTGTTGGATCTAGCACAAAAGGCAACAAATATCCACCATTTGCGAGGGTCAAGCTCAGCGCGGCGCGCTGGGCCATGCCCTGCGGGTCCTCGACGTACTGGCGGAACGCCTCCTGGTACTCCTCGGAGCCGGTCAGCAGCATGTGCCGGGCGATCCCCGGGTCGTCCTGCGCCTTGAGCGTCGCCGCCTCGGCGTAGTCGCGGGCCATGTTCCCGCGCTTAGCCTCCAGCTCGATCGCGTCCAGCGCCCGGGCGCGCAGGTCAGCGCGGGTGACGACCCGGCTGCGGACCGCGTCCAGGTTCTCGTACGGGCTGCGGTTGCCCTGCTGCCAGAAGTCGGGGTTGCCGCCGCGGTAGGCGTCGTCCCCGCCGTCGGAGCCGGCGGGCCGCTCGAGGTTCGCCGGGTCGGAGGCTGTCCGGGTGATGGCCCGGATCTCCTCCATCCGCCGGATGATCGGCTTGGTTTCCTCGTCCAGCTGCTTCCACCGCTCGACGAGGGTGTCCCGCAGGTCGCCGTCGTTCTCCTCGGTGGTCTCCTCGGAGGTTTCCATCCGCTGGAGCTCGCCCTTGATGCGGGCCATCTCCTCGGTCTTTTCCTTCAGCGTCGCCATGACGCGTACTCCGTTCAGCGCGTTACCAGGTCAGCCCGATCGCCTCTCGCTGCTCCTTGCTGCGGAGCTCGTAAAGCGCGTGCTGGTGATACCGGGCCGAGTGCTGGTCCTGCTGGTCCAGCGGGTCGCCGGCGGCGGGCGCGTCATCGGGCGCGGTGCCGGGGTCTTGCTCCTCGTCCGGGTCCGGGCTCCAGGAGCCGGGAGTGGACATGCGGACGCCGAGGATCTCAGCGCCCGTGTAGGCGGGCCACAGGACGGGCCCGTACTCGCGGAACCCCAGCTCGGTGCGGCGCACGACCGTCAGTTCCCCGCTTCGGGGCCGGTACCTGTCACCGCGGGCGAGCTGCGGGGTCGAGCGGATGATCCGCCCGGTGAACGACTGGGAGGTGATCGACCCGGCGCGGACGGACTCGAGGATCTCGTCCGCCAGCGGGGTCTCGGAGTAGCGGGTGCGGGTCAGCAGGCCGCGGGCCTCGGCGCGGACCTCGACGGGGACGCCGATCGGGACGGAGAACCGCTCCGACGGGGTGCCCTGGATGGTCATGCCGTGGTTGTAGAGGACCTTGATCGCGCCGGGCAGGCCGCCGCGGGACGCGCGGGCGTGGTCGATCGCCCGGTTGAACGCGCCCCGGTCGATCTCCTCGAGGTAGTGGCCCTCGTGGTCGGAGATCTCCGCCTGCTGGTCGAAGACCGCCGCGAACGCCTCGACGGTGCGGCCGTCGCCGCCGTTCTCCGACCGGATGATGTGCATGTCCTCCAGCGGGTACATGCGCATGAACTCCGCGCGGGACGCGGGCTGGCTGTCGCTGCTCACATCGACTCCGAACTTCTTCGCTGCGGCCTTGATCTTGGGCATGGCCTTGTCGCCGAACGGGGACTGGGGAGCGCGGCCGAGCGCGTCCCGCACGTGCGCGGCGTCGTGGAGTGGGAAGTGCCGCTTGTCGCGGGGCACCGTCTTGCCGGAGCTGTCCTTCGCGCCGCCGCTTTCGATGTAGGCGAAGTCAGAGTCGGGCAGGTCGTTGATGTCAGACGTGGCCATCTCGGCCCGCTGCGTAATCGTCACCGATGACCTCCCGGTCGCTTTCTTCTCCATTGCCGCGTGCTGCGCGGGCCACATCCCGGTCGCCTCGTGATGAGCCAGGTTGCAGTAGCCCTGCGGGTCACGGATGTACTTGCCGAGCTCGACGACGCACCGGTCAAAATCATTCGGCTGGCCCCAGTGGATCTTCGCGGCGCCCTCGCCGTGCACCCAGTACGCGTGCAGGCGCTCCGTGCCCCCGGGGTTGGTGACCGCCCCGGCCGCGCGGGCCGCGTCGCCGGTCACAGCTTCGCCGCCTGCGCTTCGGCCGTCCTCGCCTGCGCCAGCAGGTTGCCGATCTGCGTTTGAACGGCGGCGACCTGCTGCTTCAGCGTCAGCTTCTTAGGTGCCGCCTTGGCCGTCGTCGCCTTTTTCGGCGCCGCGGCGTGCGCCAGGCTCTTCGCCGCGTTCGGGCCCGCTTTCGCGCTCGCCGCGGCCGCCGCCGTGTGCTTGGCTGCCGCCACGGCCTTCGCCTGCTGCTGCCGCAGCCCGTGCAGCTGCTTGCCGAGCACCGCCGCCTTCGCCCGGTCGGCTTTCGCCTGCTTCAGCAGCGCGGCCTTGCGCTCCGCCTTCGCCGCGGGCGAGTTCGGGTGGGAGGCCATTTCCCGCACGTGCGCGACATGCTGCTGGTGCGCCGTCGGCTTCACGGTCGCGCCCTTCGCGGTCCCGCCCTTCGCTGACCCGGAGCCGCCGCCGGCCGGGGCGAACTGGCCCCCGGTGGCGCTTCCCGCCGGGGCGTGGTTCGTGTTGAACCTCGTCGCGCCGCTTGCCCACGCGGCAGCCCACCGGACCGCCCATCCGTCAGCCACGCCCGTCTCCGTTCCGCGACGACTCAAGCGCCAGGCGCAGCGACAGCTCGCCCGCGAAGTCCTCCGCCCGCCGCGCCGCCGACGCCACCGGCACCGGCCGCGTGCTGTTCCCGCCGTCACCCGGCGACGTCGACCCGGTCGGCAGGCGCGGCACAGACGGCGGCAGCGGGGTCGCTGTCGCGCCCGGCGGCGTCTGCGGCAGCATGTGCTGCACGTTCCCGGCCGGCACCGGCGGCGGGGTGGCCGAGGGCTTCAGCTGCGACATGTCCCCGGCCCCGATCGCGGCCACTGATGACATCTCGTCGTAGCCCGCCTGCTTCAGCGCCAGCAGCGCCTGAGCGCGGATCAGGGAGACCTGCGCCCGGACCTGCTCGCCCTCCTGCAGCGCCGCGATAGCGCCGGTGTCCCACCACAGCTGCGACCCGCCAGGGGAGGTCACGACCGGGCCGTCCAGCGCCGCGCACAGCGTCCTCCACAGCGGGCGGAGCGTCAGGTCCGCAAATCGCCTGATCACGTCCTCGTAGCTCTTGCCGGCGCCCTTGATCGACTCCAGGCCGAGCAGCATCGCCGGGACGCCGGAGGGGGCGAGGATCCGCTGCACGCCGTCGACGGAGACGTTGCTGAAGTCCATCTGCGACAGGCTGTTCCCGGCCAGGGTCAGGTCGGCGCCCTGGTCGAGGACGAGGGTCTTGCCCGCGTTGTCCGCGCCGCCGTACCGGGCCGCCATCCGGTCGCGGATCGCGTCGACCGTCGCCGGCTGGAGCTTCTGCGCGTACCGGATGATGATGTTCGGGGTCGCGTTGTTCTGCAGGTAGCGGACCTTGTAGCGGGTCATCGCGTCGTCGGCCTGGACGTCCCGCATCACCGGGGTCAGCCAGCTCATGCCCCGGAAGTCCGCCGCCGGGTCAGGGATCGGGTGCCAGTGGGCGACCTCGGCCGCCGGGACCATGAACGGGGCCCCGTGGCCCGTGATGCCCTGCGGCGGCTGGTGCCAGTAGCCGACCTTCCGCCGGTAGCTGCCGCCGCCGTCCACCGGGACCAGCTCGGAGATGATCGTGACCCAGTCCGGCCGCAGCCGCACCAGGTAGTCCTCCTCCGGCGGGTTCCAGATGTAGGCGTTGCCGGCCAGCGAGCCGTCCTGCTCCATCCGGGCGATCAGCTCGCCCGACGTCGACCCAGGGCCGAACGGGTGCTCAAGGACCGCGAGCGACTGGTTGCCGTACAGGTGCTTGTCGGCCAAGGCTTGAAATTGGAACTGCGCCTCGGCGAGCAGCATCATCCGCACCAGGATCGCGGAGAACACCGGGGAGTCTGACCCGTTGACCTGTTGCGCCCAGCCCGCCAGCTGCGGCAGCACCGCCTCCCGGTCCGGGGAGCCGTAGGAGCTCGTCAGGACCGCCGCGCCCGACGCCATGCCCTCCCAGTAGCCCGCGTCCCGGCGAATCAGCCGGTCAAGCAGCCTCACCGGGTGATCTTCCCCGGCGCCTCGATGACTTTAACGCTGGCGCCTTCCGGGAGCACCAGGACCGGCACGGACAGGTCCAGCCTCAGCGTGGCGCGCACGCGATCGATGACGCGCTGAGCCTGCTGCTCGCTGACCTTGATCTGGCCGAGCCGGATCACCAGCGCGTCGCCGGGACGCAGCGTCAGCCGCTCGACGGCCGTGATCTCGGGAAGGGCAGCGTCCGCTGAAAGGTCAGTCATGATGCCCGCGCCCGCTCAGGGACCGCAGCGGCGAACTCGGCCGACTCGTCCCACTCCAGGAAGCACATGTTCTCCGGCCAGCGGAACTCCGCTCCGGGAATGTCGCACGGGTGAACAAGCGGGTGCGCGCAGTCGACCAGTGTCAGCATGACCGGCAGGTGGTCGTCGCAGGACGCCAAGGCGACCCACTCAGGCTCGCTCATCTTGACGCCGTGCCAGGCTGCGTCGCGGGTGCAGCGCGGCTCGCCGGGCGCGTCCCCGTAGGCGCACAGGCCGACTCGCCACGACTCGCTCTCCCCGCCGATCCGCGGCATGCCCGTCACGCCGCGCCCCGCGCCCGATCGAGGATGCTCGACAGCGTCGGGACCTCGTGCACCGACGGCCGCGCCCGGTCCCCGTCATCGCGCAGCAGCGCGTACACGCCGGTCGCGAGGCTGTCGAAGATGACCGCACCGCCCAGCGCGGGCAAGCCGATCAGCGCAGCGCCGCCCAGCACCCCGGCCAGGGAGACGAGCAGCAGGACAACGGACAGGCGCATGTCATCTCCCCTTTGCTAACGTGGACGGCAGTTGCCGGAAAGGCAGGGCAGTACTGCGGCTGTCCGTACAGGCCCCCTATCCAGACGCAGGGGGGATGACTTTCCGGCGGCCAGAGAGGTCCGATTGCGCATCGGAGTCTCGCCAGCGCACCGCCCGGTCGTGTGACGTTCCGGGCGGTGCTCGGTTTTCTCCCTTGGCTAGGCCAGCGGCAGTACGGCAGGATGCGGCACGCGCCCCAGGTGAGCCAGGCACTGGCAGCCGTCAACCGGGCCCCACGACGGGCACAGGTCGTCGTAGTCGCTGCGGTGGAAGCACGGCATCAGGAGCAACGGACCGCCGCTCTCGTCGCAGCCGCACTCGTCATCGTGGAACGCCTCGACGCGCTTGCCGCACGTGGCGCAGGCCAGAAACGGATTCGCGGGGGCGACAACGCTATGCGTGCGCGTGTGAGTCACCGTCAGGACCGGCATGCAGTTACCTCTCGTTCAGATCTGCCAGATGCCCGGCGCGGCCAGCTCCTCGTACCGCAGCAGCTCGAACGCCGCGAACGTGCACGCGTTCAGCGGTGACTGGTCAGCTGCCACCCGCCGCTCCCACGCCTGCGCGCCCGCCAGTGCCCGCTGCTGAGCGCCGCGGACCGCCGCCGTCAGCGGCTCCTGGTTCAGGTGACGCAGGCCGCCCCGGGCAACGAGGTCCGTGAACTCCCCGTGCGCCACCGCCACGTCCTCCGCCGACAGCCGCGTCACCAGCACGCCCGCCTCGGCCAGCGGCCGGAACAGCGTCGCCGTCTGCGACTTCGGGTCCAGCGCCACCGCGACCGGGTCATCGGCCATCCACCGCTCCGCGACGAACCCGGCCGCACCCGCCGGGACGTCGTAATACGCGACCTCGACCGTCACCCGGCCCTCGGCGCGGTACGCCTTCCCCACCGCGCACCGGTGCCTGCTGGTGCTGATCTCGATGCCAAACGCGCACGGCGGCGGAGGCGAGGGCTTCTCTTCGTCAGCCACCGGAGGATCCCCAGGCATCTTGCGAGATGACCATCCAGTCGTCGTCCACGTCCCTCGGCACCCACTGGTTCAGGTACGCCCGGCGGAACTCGTTCAGCTTGCCCGCGTCCCGCGCTTTCTCGTACTCGGCGCGGATCGCCTCGACCGTGATCGTGTAGCCGAGCGCCGGCATGCACTGCCACCACACCGCCTCGTCGGCCGGGTCCGCGTCATCCGGTGCCGACCACTCGAAGTAAGCCAGGCCCTGGCGCCTGCCCTCTGCGGCCGCGGCCCGGCCGACCGCGACCTTGTCCTTGAGGTAGGGCGAGCCGTCCTGCCACCCGGCCGTGGAGATCCACGCGAGCAGCTTGTTCGCCCGCGTGATCATCGCAGGGCCGAACGCCTGCTCAAGCCGCCAGTCAGTCTGGGCGAACGCCTCGTCGATGTAAGCCTCGTCGAGCGTCCCGCCGTGCCCGGCCTTCTCCGTCGCCGACTCGATCCCGAACCGCGAGCCGTTCACGAACCGGATGTACTCGCCGCCGGAGATCATGTGCGGGGTGACCCGGTGCTTGAAGTCCGCCGACGCCCGGAGCTCGACGAGGAAGTCCTCTTCCCACTTCTCGCGGGCCTTCATCCGCGTCTGCGCCGTGTACACCAGGTGCTGCCGCGCCCCGAAGAACTTCGTCGCCGACGCCCGGTGCGTGCTCTTCGCCAGCACGAACGTCGACTTGCCGGACTGGCGCGGGACCGTCAGCCCCATCTCCTGGTAAGCCAGCCGGCCCGTCCCCGGGTCGATCTCCATCACGACGTCGGCCACGTCGCGCTGCCACGGCATGAACGGCTTGCCGAGCTTCGCCGCGACGCTGGCGACCTGGCCGCCGAGCGTCGGGCGCTCAGGGCTCCTGGGAGTCGCGAACCTCGGGAGGCATTTCAGGGACGGAGAGCTCGTCCGCAAGCTCATCACCGTCATCAACCGCCAGCCTGCTCAGCTCGACAAGGTTTGCCCGCAGCTCCCGGTTCACCGCCGCGGGCCCGTCCGCGCCCGCGTCGAGCATGCGCGCGAGCGCGTACGACATCTCGGCCAGCGCCTCCCCCATCGGGTGCGAGGTCACCAGCGCGGCAATGTCAGCCCGTACCTGCCGTTCCACGGGCCCCGGCCCGGTGCCCGCGGGAGGGCGGACCTCAGCGGGCGGCGGCGATTTCCGGCGCTGCGCCCGCTTCCGGCACAGGTCCGAGCAGTATTTCGCCGACAGCCGCTTAGCCTCGAACGAACGGCCGCAGTCGGCGCAGGATTTCCCCATGCCCCCTCCGTGTGGTCACGGGCGGTCACCGTCCCGGGACAAGCGTGGCGTC